AATAAAAAATAGAAACAAAAGAAACACATTATACCCCCCCTTACCTATTATGTATAGGGTATATATATACCAAATTCCGGGTGTTTGTTGGTTCTCTTTTTGCTGTTGATTCAATTCTTCGATCGAAAGGGGTCAATCATGACCACTGTTCCTATGTACTCGGCTTCACCGCCTGAGCCTCCCGTTGCCTACCGTCAGCCTCCGCGTCACGCTTCGCTGCCTGACCGGATCCTGTACAACATGGCTAACCCTGAGACTGCTGTGGACAAGGCGCTTGCCAAGGAGCGCGTTGCTCAGTCCATGGTTGTTGTCCAGACTCTGGCTGGTGTGGCGGAGGACGCGATGTTCACTTCGCGTATGAACTCCGCTCAGGATCAGATGGAGCGTGTGGCTGACAACCCTGCGTTGTCTCCTACCTTCAAGCAGGCTCTCGAGCAAGCTGCGCTTGACCACGTGAACTCCTTCAAGGAGGATCACGCTGCTCGGCGTCAGCGTTCGCTGCCTGCTACTCCTGCTACTCCGTGAGTTGTTGGGTGGTCCACACTTCGGTGTGGGCCATCCACTCTCTTTTTACTTCACTCTTTTTTTCGTATCCGCTTAGGCATGACGACTGACTACACACTGTGACGATTACTGCTAGTCGAGTGACGCTTGCGCTCAGGCTACTGAGCGACCAAGCTAATTTCGACGAGCTGCCTGAGTGGGTACGTTTTCATTGAGTGAAGTTCCCACAATGAGTGTTACCAACTCATCTGTTGCTGCTTGATTTTCAAGATCATCTTTCGCTGTGAAGATACTCATTGAAACTGCAGGCAGAACGTGTGTTCGACATGCTTCGCCCTGCGCCGGGTGGACTTCGTTTCACCCGGCAGGGCATGAGGATCGTAGCGCCGGCAGGGATGTGAGAGGGATTCGAACATATGTATGTAGACACCTGTAGACACCCATATTCTTACCTTTGAAAAAAAATAAAAGAATAGGAAACGCTGTCTACAGGTGTCTACATGTCTACATCCTGTCCTATTTCGTCCTGGTATCTACCGATATGTCCGTTTCATCCGTTTCTGGTCTGCTGACCTGTTCCTTCGCGTCATGAGTGACGCATCTCGCATGCGTGCTCGCCCTTTCCATGCGTGGAAAAGGGAAATGAAATCTCTTTTTGAGAAAGAGGAAGAGAGAGAGGAATTGGAAAATATCCAATGACTCAGAAAGGGGAATCCTCATGATCATCACCACTGAAAGTGGCGCCGCGTACATCACCAGTCCTGGCAAACGAGGACTCGTGCTGACCGGCGAAGGAGTCAGTGAATACTTCAACCTCACCGTGATTCGTCCACAGGACGAGCCTGAACCGAGGATCCGGTTGTTCACAGACTGTTACTGGCTGTCACCAGTGGAGATCGGCAAGTCGATCGAGATCCAGCGCAGTGACAACCGGATGATGTGGTCGACGAACGTCGTTCACATCGACCGTGAGGAGGTGTCGGCATGACTGCCGCCCTCATGATCTTCTGCTTCACGGCGGGGCTGGTTCTCAGCCCTGCCGTAGGCAAGTTGATCCACAGGATCCGCAAGGCACGCGCCTACAACAAGGAGCGTGCCGCGATCCAACTGCTCGAGGGCTACGGCTACACCGTGACCTTCACGTCGACCATCGGCACGGATAACACTGTCGTCACCGACATGAATCCGTGGGTGGAATGACCGACCTCGACATCTACACACCGGTGCCGGAGATCACTGATGACCAGGCGGGGCAGTCCGGTCCTGCACGGCCACGCTACACGTTGGTCGTAACCAGTGAAACTGTTACGACCTTGACTCGCTGATCACGAGTGACAACGGACGGGTTCACACGTCGCGGTTGTCTTGGACGCAGCCGTCTTGGAATGAGGCGGCTGCTCGACGGATGATTCATTCCCACATCCTGGACACGATGCCAAACTGTCCACACATTCTTCCTGCCTGGGGGTTGACGCGTCCCCCGCAAATGTCCTCCCAGGCAGGGAGCTCCAATCATCTGAGGGGGGGCACACCATGCGCATGGCCCCAAAAGATCGTGCCTGATACAAGGTACGCAGTCGCCCGACGGGATGACTGGGGCTACACGTTAGCCCGCCTCCGTCTGTATCGCGGAGTGGCAGCAGAGTGTGTGTCGCTCGTGGCTGCCACCCACAATTGTCCCCATCACCTGGCTCATGGTGGTGGGGCGTTTCCATTGGATCCAAACAAAGGAGGAACTATGAGCCGAGTAACAGGCCGGGCCTACATCGAGAAGCTGCAAGCGCAGATCGATGCGGCCAAGCAGAAGGAGGCCGAGAAGGCTGCGAAGAAGGCCCAGCAGGCGGAAGAGAAAGCCGCTGAACTCAAGGGCAAGATCGCAGACGAGAACACCAAGTTCGAGAAGCGCATCGAACAGGTCACCGAGGCGCACAACGACCGGGTCGCCAAGCTGCAGTCGCAGCTCGACGCACTCACCAGCCCGGAGCCGGTGTTCTCCCAGGTCGAACTCGAGGTCGTGAGTGATGACAGCGACGCCGGTAACGTCGCCTGATCACGCGATCACCCAGTTGCGTGGGCAGCTGCACAGCATGCCGGCTTTCATCGCCGGTTCCTGTGTGGCTGCCCACGTACACGGGCACGCCAGTTTCCACGACATCGACGTGTTCGTACCTTCACAAGGTGTGCTGTTCACCACCATCCAACGGCTTCTCGACCAGGGCTACTACCTTGACGATCGCTTCGATCGTGTGTGGTACCGCTGGCAGAAGTACGGTCTCAAGGGGTGGCACACCAACTCGATGCGGCTCTATTCGATGAGCAACATCGAGACCAACATCGTCTACAAGATGGTCGACGGTCATCCGACTACAGCCCTGTCTCAGGTACTGGAGTCGTTTGACTTCGGGTTGCTCGGGGTGGGATACGACCTGGAGCAGGACACGTTCAGGGACATCCGTCCTTACCTGTTCCCAGGCTATGACCCGAAGACCGCCGGTCCTCTGCCCATGATGCCGAACAAGCGTGACAACTGGCGTCGTGGATTCATCAGCCAGTACAACGGGATGCGTGAGGCAGCACGCCTCGCCAAGTACACACGCTACGGGTACGACATGTCCCTCGTGATCGAGGACATGGTGCTCGGCTACCGGATGGCAGCCATCTACCTGGACAATCACTTCGATGACAAGAAGCAACTGCTTGGCGCGATCTACACCAGGATCGCTGACCTCATCGAGCTCGAGGACTTCGACGAGTTGGAGACGCGCTATGCGACCTTCGACTTCAACGATGAACTCGACGTGATCATGGATGCTCTTGAGTAGAATAAAGGCCATGATGAAATCACTGCTCGATAGATTCGCAGACAAGGTGGCACTCGACGACAACGGCTGTCTCATCTGGCTGGGTGGGCACACGAACACCAGACCTAACAGCGATTACGGTCTGATGTATGTGAACGGCAGGAACAGAGTGGCACATCATGTCGCTTGGTTCTTGGAGTACGGCCGTTGGCCGGACTACCCAGCCAAAGAGATAGACCACCTGTGTCGAGTGACACTCTGTGTCAACGTCGATCACCTCGAAGAAGTCACACGCTCTGTGAACAACCAACGTCGTAAGACAGGTTGGTCGCAGCGAGATGACCCCACGTTGTGCAAAGCAGGGATCCATCCTTGGGTGCCTGACAACTGGATCATCAAGCCTTCGGGCAAGACATGTAAGCGTTGCTACTACGACCGCAACAACGAGTACCACGCGCGTAGAAAGGAGCGCCAATCATGACTGATGACAACAGCCGTAGCCGGCATCCGTCCAGGCTCGGTCCTCGTAAGACCGATGACTCCTCGCCTGCCGAGGACGACGACCTGCTCTACCTGGTGGAGCAGGACAACCAGAAGTACCAGCGCCACCGTCACCTGAGTCTCGCGGATCTGTATCGCAAGGCGAAGGAGCGTGGGCTGGTGCTGCCTCATCAGCAGTACCGGTGACAGACACGTTTTGTCACACCCCCCTGTCATCCTGACAGTGGGGGATAATGGATGGGCACAGCCCAGAAAGTAGGTAGCAATGTTCGAAGTCACCGAACTCCTCGACGGTCGCACACTCGTCGAGGGCACTGACGCCAAGGGCGTCGAAGGTCGTACGGTTCTCAACTCCCCGACGTGGGATGCGGTTCTCCGCTTCCGTGCCGAAGGTGAGGCGATGGCCGAGTTCGACAAGACCGTCGAGGCGTTCTTCGCGCCGCTGACGGAGGCCGCTGACAAGCTCGAGGCTGCCGCCTTTGGCAAGTCCAACCCGTGGGGCACGGTCACCGTGGGCGAGGACGTCGAGGGCAAGGAAGCCCGCGAGGTCATCCTCGACCGGGACGGGATTCTCCTCCGTCTGCTGGCCGAGACTGACGGGGCCATGCTCCGTTGGGCTGACGAGTCCACGCTCGTGGCTGTCAAGGTCTGAACCGACAGAAGCCGCACCGTCACCTCCGTCTCCTTGTGCGTTCTCCCGTCTCCGGGGGTGACGGTGCTTCTGTTGGGGGTAGCTGATGCTTGAGAAACTCATGCGTCTTTACACGATGAGCATGGCGTACGACGTCCGCTCACCAATGCCACACCTGGTGGGCCCACCTGGTTGTGGCAAGTCGACAAGCGTGGAACAACTGGCCGAGTTGCTTGGTGTGCAGTTGCACATCATCAACGTGAGCAGGCTGTCACCTCTCGAGGTCGAGGGTGTGCAGATGCCACACGGTGATGACGACAGCATGCGGTTGCGCATGTTGCCGGCCACCTACTGGTCAACCCTGCAAGAGGGGGACATCGTCCTGATGGACGAGTTCCTTCGTGGTTTCCCCGAGGTGTACAACGGGCTGCTCGATATCTTCACCAGCCGCAGGGTTGGTGCGTTCGTGCTGCCCAAGGTGTTCATCATCGGGGCCAGTAACAGTGTCGTGTCGTATGACCCGGCACTGGAGGACAGGCTGTTGCACCTGCCTGTCGCAGATCCACGCAAGTCCAAGACTGAGTTGGAGAACCTGGCTAACATCATGGTCACGTCGCTTGGCCTTCTGCCTGCAATGGCGAAGGACATCGACATGATCGAGTTGCTTGAGCAAAATGTGCTGCCGATGTACGACATCCTTGATTCGTTCACGAAGAAGGGTGTCAAGGCAGCCAGTCGTAACGACGGTCAGTCGTTGCGCAAGCTGATCGGCCAGGTGCAACTCCGCACAGTCAAGTCCTCACATCTGAAGGACATGATCACCCGTAACAACGCGTTGGCTATGGCTGCCGGCAAAGCGCAGTACGTGATCCTGCTGGATGGGAAGAACCCTCCTGCTGGTTACATCGCTGCTGCCGAGAACCTGGTCGACAACCCGAGACTGACATCTGTTCAGGCGCTGAACCTGCGCATGAACTTGGAACTGACTGCCTTGGCTGAGGCAGCAGCGGAAAGTGAGGAAGCATGAGCAGTCAATCGCTCAACATCGTGAAGCTCAGGCATGACCTGGCATTCCCGGTGGCAATGCTGAAGACGATGCTGCCTGATGTGGAGACAGCACTGTTCTTCGCACAGTTGTACCGGCTGGATGCAGCAGGTCTGGGCACTCTGCTCAGCACGCTGTTCCAGACGTCCACCATCTCGGCGTTGACTGCCGAAGGTGGGCTGCACTCCGATCAGTTGCAGGACTACCTGGTGGATCTCGGCTATGAGCAGGAGATCTACGAGGGCAACATCCTGCTCGGTCAGGTCAAGCCGCAAGGCGAGATCCTGCCGGCACTGTGGGAATCGACGAAGGTGGAGATCGCCAACTCGATCCAGCAAGTGGCTGAGAAGTTGAAGGACATCGTCACGAAACTCCCCGGCAAGAAGGGGGAGATGATGTTCAAGTCCATGCAGGTGCTGAACTCGAAGCGTCCTGTGATCGGTGATCACAAGGCGTTCGTGCATCATGCACCGCAGGCTCCCAACCTGGTGGTCTTCGACGTGAGTGGTTCGATGTCGGAGCGCACTGTACATAACATCGTCGATGATGTGACTGCTGTCTCATGGGCAGCGGACGCTCATCTGGCGATCGTCAGTAACACGACGACGCACTGGGAGCCGGGCGAGTACACCTCGCAGGCTGTGCTGGATGCTGCCGAGTTCGGCGGTACCCAGTACGAAACCCTTGCTCCTCTGTTCGAGGACAGGGACTGGGGTGTGGTGATCACCATCGCTGACTACGACAGCAGTCGTGATGCGAAGCGGGTCATCGGTAACTGCAACGGCAAGATCGACACCGTGCTGGACATCAGCCTGGTGTCGTGCCCGACCTTCCTTGCGGAAGTGGTGGGCCAGTTGGCAGACGAGGTCAAGCCGCTGCTCATTGCGAGCGGTGACTACGACCTGCGTTGAGTAATACACCCCCGGGCCACAGTGGTCCGGGGGTTCATCCCGATTCTCCAAGGAGGAGAACCATGTCAGATCCGAAGAGCATCACGTTCTACGGGCGACTGTCGTATCCGGTGTGGACTGCACAGGATGCGTACGATCGCAGCCTCAAGGGGAGTTACCCGGCGAAGGACATCGCTTCGGTGTCGCCGGACTTCCAGCTCCTGGTCAGCCAGGCACAGTTCGACAAGGTGATGAACCACCTGGTCAACGTGTTCCTGCCGTACTGCAAGGAGCAGTTCGACAAGGGCGAGAAGCGTGACGCCCTCGATGACTCTGCTATCAAGAAGCTGGTTGCTTCGATGCAGGGTGATCTCGCTGACCAGATGCTGAACTCCCCGTTCAAGCTGATCAGCGACAAGACCGCTGTCCTTGCGCCTGACGCAGTGGCGGCAGTCAAGGTCATCGGTCCGAAGGGTGGCAACTTCGAACTGAAGGCCATCGTCAACGACGAGTCCGAGCTGGCTGTGCCGGACCCGGACATCCTGCAGTTCCCGGTCATCAAGCCGCTGTCGGCGACGACGCACGAGATGTACCCGGGCTGTGTCGTGGCAGTGACGGGCAACCCGTACGCCTACTTCAACGGGAAGAACCCGGGAGTGAGCATGGGTGGCAGTGTCGCTGTGTTCAAGGGTGACGCCGACCGCTTCGGTGGTGGCGCCGGCATCGACACGGACGAGATCTTCCTCGACTGATGTCTCGTCAAGGGGGTGGCATCCGTATGGGTGCCACCCTCTTTCCCATGGAAAGGGGTAGTCATGCCTGAGACATTCAGTGCAAGCCGGGCTGCACGGTTCCTGCAGTGTCACGCCAGTGCCAACCTGGACATCGCCATCGAAGGATGGCAACCGCCAGTCGTTGACCCTGACAAAGACAACGCTGCGAACAGAGGCACGCAGTATCACGAGTTGTTTGCCAAGGTCATGGAACTGAAAGCACGAGACCTGGAAAAATTTTCGGAGGCGACCACGTACGTGGCGAACATCCGAAAGGGTCGACGCTTCCAGGTTCTGATCGAGGAACCAGTGGTAGCCGAGTGGCTGCCGTCCAAGCCAGGCACGACTGCTGACTTGGTGCTGTACCTGTCGGACGAGCTGCACATCTTCGACCTGAAAACAGGGAAGATCCCGGTGCTTGCATACGGGAATCCGCAACTGATGTTCTATGGCGTCAGCTACGGTCACCTCGCGCCTAAGGCGAAGGGTGTTCACCTGCACATCGTGCAGCCGTGGGCTGACGTGATGGACTCGTGGTTCGCTGACACCGCAACCCTCGCTCAGTTCATGAGCGATGCGGTGGCTGCGGACAAAGCGGTCACGGCAGGCAGTACGCAGTTCTCACCTGGTGATCACTGCCAGTTCTGCCCTGCCAATCCTCATGGTCGTGGTCTCAAGGGCAATCCCTTGTGCCCGTCCATGATGGACCTGCTGTATCCGTCCATTCCGTTGGACGAGGATGAGATCCTCAATGGTTAGGAAGAACAACGAGTACCCAACGTACTTGGTTGGGAACACAGGTTGCATGGTGTCAGGCGCAGGCCTGAACAACGGGGGCTATGGCCCACATCGCAGACGGTGGATCAATGAGCATGGCCCTATCCCTGATGGGATGGACCTCGATCATCTCTGCCGTAACAGGTGGTGTGTCAACACCGCACACCTCGAGCTCGTCTCCCGAAAGGAGAACTTGGCTCGGGGTAAGGGAGCGATAAGCAGTCGTTCCGATCTAACTAAATGTCGTAAGGGACTACACGACTGGACCGAAGAAAACACTCTCACCGACAAACGCGGCAAGACATTCTGCCGTGAATGTCATCACATCTCGCAAGCCATCTACCGTGCATCGCGCACAGAAAGGAGCTCTGAGTCATGACCCGCATAATCGGGCTGGACTTTCGAGAGTTATGCAGTAACCGATCTACTCACCCGTGGGCTGGACAACTACGTGAACTGCGAGTTCTTCCAGCCACTCATCGCAGCACTGCGTTACACCAGTGACGAAGGGCTGAAGACTCGCGTGGTGCTGGACTTCGTGAATGATTACGACGCATCATTCGCGTGGCTCAGTCACATCCTGCACCGTGAGGGCACAGTGATCGCAGCGCACAACGCCGGCTTCGAGCAGGCAGTGCTGGACAAGATGGGCATCGACCTGCCAAGCAGTTCGTTCGTGGACACAGCGGTGCTCGCTCGTGCTGCCGGTGCTGCCGGCAAACTCGAGGCCGCTGCTCCACAACTGCTGGGCGTGGACAAGTTGGAATCAGGGCTAGCCCTGATCAAGTTGTTCTCCATCCCTGGGTTGTACCAGGTGAAGGACATGAAGGGCGAGTTCGATCCTCAGATCATCCCGGATCATCAGGATGACTGGGACGAGTTCGTCCGCTACTGCCAGGTCGATGCTGATCTCAGCTACGAGTTGGCAGTGCGACTGCTCCCGACCATCTCGGACAAGGAGCTGGCGAACACCGCAGTGACGATGGACATGAACAACGTGGGTTGGTTCGTGGACATGCCGCTGGTCAGGGAGATGCAGCGCAGGTACGACGAGAACGTCGAACAGATTGTCGAGGCGTTCCGCCTGACATGCAACGCACCTGACCTGAACCTGGCTTCGTTCCCACAACTGCAAGCATGGTGTGCGGAGCGAGGGGTGAAGGCGTCGTCGTTCGACGAAGCGTCAGTGCAGAAGATGTTGAACTCTCTGCGCAAGCGCATGTCGTCCACGCCTGCGATGCCTGAGGCTCAGGCTCTCGGCTACGCCGAGGTGATCGAACTGTTGATCACCAAGCAGACGATGGGTGGTAGCAGTTTGAAGAAACTGCAGACGCTGGAAGACCGTGTCGGTCCTGATGACAGGCTGCGTGATTCCTACCTGCACATCGGTGCCGGTGCTACGTACCGTACCTCTGGGCGTGGCGTGCAGATGCAGAACCTCAAGCGTCTCAACGGTCAAGGTGATGACGTCGAGTTGCTGTACGATCCCGAGATCGTGTGGGACAACGACACCCTCGCCTCGAATCTGAGGCAGGTGTTCCGTGCTGCACATGACGATGGCAAGTTGATCGTCGGTGACTTCAGCAGTGTGGAGTCACGGGGTCTGGCATGGCAGGCCGGCGAACAGTGGAAGCTGGACGCCTACCACGCAGGCCAGGATCTGTACAAGGTGCAGGCCAGCAAGATCTTCGGCGTTGCCTATGACCAGGTCACCAAGGACCAGCGTCAGATCGGCAAGGTCGGAGAGTTGGCGTGTGGCTACGGTGCTGGGCCTGATGCGGTGCATGACTTCGCTGCGAAGATGGGTGTCGAAATGACACAACTCGAAGCGGCAAGTCTGGTGAAGGACTGGCGTGCTGCCAACGAAGGCATCGTTGCCTACTGGCACGCACTCGATGCAGCATTGCACGAGGCAGTCAGTGGTAAGGCCAGTGTTGTTGATCTGCCGCATGGCACAGTCACCATCACGCCGACAAGCGCACCGGAATCGCTGCAGGTCCAGACCAACCACGAGGTCACCACCTCATTGCGGATCGCCATGCGGTTGAACGACAGCACGTTGTTGTTCACCCGTGTGATCCACGGTGCCCATCTCAAGGGCAGGAACATCGGATACTGGAAACCCAGTGAGCGCAAGACCGGTGACCTGTGGGTCGACAGGTTCACGAACCCGAAGACCAAGCAGGTCCAGGCGTACAGCATGTACGGCGGCAAGTTGTCAGGGATCCTGACACAGTCGCTGTGTCGTGAGTTGTTCTTCGACAGTCTGCGTGCTGTGCATGCATGGGTCGGCAAGTATCCGAACGTCAAGTTGGTCGGTCAGTTCCACGACGAGATCGTGGTCGAGTGGTTCCCTCAACCGGGGAAGCCGAATCTGCCGCAGACGATGGAAGTGATGAGGATGTACATGACTGAGACACATCTGCCGGGGTTCCCGTTGGATGCGGAGATCAAGTCAGACTTCCGGTACACGAAGTGAAAGAACCGGAGCGCCAGGTTGCACAGTCCTGGCGCTCCGGTCCATCCCGAAAGGAGGTAGCTGTGTCTAGTGTCGCACATGTCATCGGCATTGACCCGGGTCTGGTTCATACCGGGTGTGTCTCGATGATGTTCAATGAGACCAAGAGGACAGTCACAGTCGAGATCGACGTGGTGACTGGACCGAATGTTCACACTGTGAACGAGTGGATCCAGTTCGTGTCTCACCCTGGTGTCAGGCCGCACATCTTCGTGGAGAGGTACGTACCACGACAACGGCTGAACACCGATGAGCGCATGGTCAAGGCGGAGGGTGAGTTCGTCACGCACCTGAAGGGTGCGAAGTGGATTCGCAACACGGGATCCAAGCAGGTGATCAAGCCTGAGCTGATGCAACTGCTGGGTGTGTGGCAGTTCCCTGTGTCCACGCACCACCAGGACTTACGGGCTGCTGCCCGTATCGCCCTGTTCGGCATGACCAAAGATCCTGCATTGAATGCGTGGCTGGCTGACCTGGTGCGGGATACCCTCGAAGGCAAACCGTGGAGGGTGCAGTGAGTACCGCATCAGAGTTGGCAACTCGTGCTGGTGTCACGTTGTTCGACTACCAGCAGGAGTTCCTGGATGCGGTGGCTGCGAACCCGATCAGGTTCCGTGCCTGTCTGTACTACAAGACAGGAGCCGGCAAGAGTCTGACCGCACTGGCTGCGATCGGACTGCTCGGCTACGAGGCGTGTGTAGTGGTGGCACCGCCGTCCACGCACAGCCAATGGACAGAGCTGGGACAGCGACTCGGGGTGAAGATCGCCCCGATGTCTCACGCTCTGTTCAGGCAGAAGACAACCAAGTTGTCGCGCAAGATCCCGATCATCGCCGACGAGTTCCATCTGTTCGGCGGGCAACGGGGTAAAGGCTGGCGGAAGCTGGACAAGTTGGCGCAGCACCTGGACGCACCGTTGATCCTGTGTTCGGCGACCCCGAACTACAACAATGCGGAGAGGTGCTACTGCGTGCAGCACATCCTGCACCCTGGCAACACCAAGGGCGGGTATCTGCAGTTCATCTACCAGCACTGCACCACTGAGCAGAACCCGTTCGGGATGGAGCCGATCGTCACCGGGTTTCACAACTACCCGGATGCGGCGGCGTTCCTTGCCGACATGGACGGGGTGTTCTACATCCCGGACGATGCAAAGTTCACGATCCAGGATGAGTTGTACCTGGTGAAGTTGGATCCTGCTCTGGGCACGCACGGTTACAACCGGCGTGAGCACAGAGTTGTGGCGAGCCAGATCGAGTTGCGACACACGGTGAGGTATCAGGGTCTGGTCGATGAGACCGGACATCTGCACTTGCCGGTGTTCAACATGTTGGAGTCTTACATCGGTGAGGGTCCGACCATGATCTATGCGAACCATGCAACTGTGGCTGAAGCGGCGAGTCGCACGTTCACTCGTGCTGACATCAAGCACGCTGTAGTCACAGGGGTTACCGCCAAATCTGTGAAGGACACAATCCTTCGTGAGTTTCGAGATGGACAGCACGATGTCCTGATCGGAACCGCAACCTTGGCCACCGGTACCGACGGTATGGACAGGGTCTGCGACACACTCGTGATTCTGGATGACACTGATGACGACGCGCTCCGACGGCAACTCATCGGTCGAATCCTGCCACGAGGGGACTACGTCTCGTCCGGGCGTAAGCGCATCATCCGTATGGTTCCTGTTCCTTAGTACACCCGGGTGGGCTGGCAGATTGCCAGGTACGAAAGGAGCAAGATGGACGAGTATGCAGTGGTCCGAAGGGCACTGCTCGAGAAGATGGCCGATCCAGATCTCAGCGTTGCTGAGTTCATGTGGCTGAAGTACAAACTCGAGCAGTTGCCATCCACCTGAAAGTGGGGTGGCCGCAAGAAAAAAAATCTGCGGCCACCCCTACAATCCGAAGGAAGGTAAGCCGATGGCACGGATTCAAACCAAGCGAGAGTTGAGCGTTCACGCGGTCAACTTCGCAAACACCTACTCGTTGGTCCGGTGCAACAACACGTTGTACATTCCGGCCGACTACGAGACAGGTGATGCAACAGTCACGCCTTCGCCCGAGCGAACGGTGTGGCGTGTGCTCACAGTCAAAGATGTTCAGGGCTGGGCACACAAGCAATACGACGTACTGTTCGGTGCGCCGGCCGACGAGACGAACTTCTTCTTCATGGTGGCGCAGGAGGCGGAGCAACGAGACACGTTGCCCACCAGTCTGCTGATCCGTACGCAAGAGGGATTGCGTGAGCTGAAGGATGACGGCCAGTTGCACATGCCGTCAGGTGATTTCGTTCCGAACTTCATGCCTGTCATGTTGAACACGGACGAGGCTGACAAGCAGCGGGTGCGCGATGTGTTCCACCAGTGGCTCGATGATGAGGAGGAGGAGCTGTCGCTGCTCCGTCATCTGGCCACGACTCTTGCACCTGACTGGTCGGCAGTGAAGTACGTGCTGCTGCTGGGTGATGGGCGCAACGGCAAGTCGCTGTTGATGACCATGATCCAGGAGTTGTTCGGATGGGAGAACTGTTCCCATGTGTCACGGCAGGAGATCAGCAAGGCGTCTCCGACTGTGACCGAGGTGCTGAACAAACTGGTCAACATCGTGTACGACGGTGTGGCTGAGTACCTGAAGGACTCGGGTAACGAGAAGTCTCTGATCGCAGGCGAGCCTGTCTCGATCCGGCTGCTGTATGCCTCGAGTCCTACGATGGTCACGACCAACGCCTTGTTCATCGAGGGGTTGAACCGTGAGCCACGCAGCAACGACAAGTCGTCGGCGCTGCAGAAACGACTGGTCAGGTTCTGGTTCCCGAACACCTTCACTGACGATCTGCTGTTCAAGCAGGAGATGCTGTCGGAGAAGATGTTGGGGGCGTTGCTGTCCCTGCTGATCGATCACTTCGTGAAGAAGCAGGACAAGTCAGTGATGCTGGCGCCTACCCGCAAGTCGATCGAGTTGAGCATGGAGTACATGCATGCCAACTCGTACGCCATTCAGTTCATCGCACACATGAACAACACCGACCCTCTCGGGTTGGACTCGTTGATCGGTATGACCATCACTGAACTGACCGCGCACTTCACATCGTGGCGGATCAGTGAGGGTGACGTGAACCCGTGGTCGGAGCAGTCGGTGTACGAACTGTTCCGTCCGTCAGTGGACTTCAAGCGCAAGTCGATCCGGATCCACGGTTCGCCGAGCAAGGTGAAAGTCATCACCAACTTCAAGTCCGACACCATGATCTACCTCGAGTACCTGAAAGGAGATGAGGCAGATGCAGATGCAACCACTGACGCCAGGGAAACCCTGGTGGATGAGTGAGACATTCGACAAGGATGTCACCATCCCGTCGGAGCTGGTCCGGTATTCCGGTCCCAAGGGCGTAGCCATTGTGCGCGCATGGGACTCGGGTCAGACCAGCAAAGGCTGGGGTGAGTCGTCGTTCATGGACCTGTACATGAAAGGCAGGTTCGACGGCAAGCCTGTTCTGCCCGGCTACGATCAGGGACGATGGGCTCTGGCCTACGTCATGAGGTCGATGCGCCTGGTGTGCATTGACATCGACGGGAAGAACGGTGGCTTCGAAGGGGCCAAGCTCCTCGGCATGCTGCCGTACACGCTGGCCGAAACGTCCAAGAGTGGTAACGGGTATCACCTGTTCTTCTCTATTGATTCCGACATCTGGAATCTGGACAAGGGTTACGCCATGATCGGTGACCGGATCGGTTTCGAGCAGGGCGTGGACCTGCGGGGTGTGGGCTGCGTGTACCACTACCCGCAACAGCGGTGGAACGATCGTGAGATCGCTCCGCTACCTGATCTGCTTCAGTCGAAGCTGATCGCACGCAAGTCCCAGGTCGACGCACAGGTCGACGAAATCATCAAGCTCCTGGATGCAGGAGATCCCACGGAGGTAGCAATGATGCAAGACGCTCTGATCACAGATCTGAACAAGCCGGTGCCTGCCGGCCGGCGGAACACCACGCTGTTCGCCATCGGTTCGCAGATGTTCCTGGCACAGGTGCCGGGATGGAGCAAGCTCGTTCACGATCGTGCCCTGGCCCTCGGCCTGGACATCGACGAGGCGGACAAGCTCATCAACAACATCGAGAAGTACGCGGCCTGATCATGGCTACGGACAGAGAACTGCTGCTGGATGAAGCAGCCACTCTCGTGTCGTCCGATCGCAACAAGGACTACGGTGACCCGAAGGACAACTTCGGGGACACCGCAGCCCTGTGGTCGGCGTACAAGGGTGTGACGTTCACGGCTCACGATGTGGCCGCGATGATGATTCTGGTGAAGGTGGGTCGTCTTGCGACGAGCCCTGGCAAGTGGGACAACTGGGTGGACATCGCCGGCTATGCAGCATTGGGCGGCGAGGTACGACCAGGGAAGCAGTAAGAAGAGAGGGTGGCTCCGGGAAACCGGAGTCACTCTCTTTTTTTGTCTGAGGGAAAACTCAGCATAGACTGAGTGAAGCCTATTTTTTTGTGGGGTATGGATGAGTATGTTGGAGTCGCCGTCGTATCTGAACGACGCTGAGAAAGAGCTGAAGAAACGGTTCAATTCTGAGGAGGCGAGCAAGCGGCCCAGGGTTCCGTCAAACGCGGGGGCCGCTGCGCAGTCCGAGCGCATCGACCAACTCATCCTGGCTGACGATATGAGAGGGAAGATGCCTCTCACCAAGGACAAGTATCTGGTGAAGGAAAACCCTCACCTGGTTGCGTGGGAAAGAGAGGCACGCAAGTTCCTTCGGAATCTGTCACCCGAACACGGTCACCGTGTGTCGGCCATCATGATCTACGAGTGGGCCACCGGGCTATCCATCGTGGAGATGTCGAAGCTGACGAAGGAGATGGTGCCTGAGCGTGGCACCACCTGGCGCAGCGACCTGCGCAAACTCAACCGGATCCTCGAGTGGTACTTCGGCAAGCCGTACGCCACCTACATCTGTGGTCGCAAGGTGCCCCGCACCTACCGGGTGAAGCCCGGCTACTACATCCGCCGGCACCGCCCGATGACGCTGACACTGTGGTTCGAGTACACCGAAGGTGTCCTCTACCCGTGACGCACTGGCCCATCCAGACGCTGCCGGATGGTACGAGGAAATACTCGAACCATACGACGTACACTCCACTGCCACCGGAGAAGCGCAAGTATAAGGTTCGCAAGCCTGACGATCCCGGAGCCGTACGCTTCCACGGTGAATGGTTCCTTCCTCTGGCTGTGCTGCCCGATGAACTACGGCTGCTGCCGGAGACCAGGCCGGACTCCGACGCCTATGATCACATGGGTTACGGCCGGCCATGCACCTGCAAAGTATGTCTGCGAGACACAGCCCAGCACTGGCGTGACAAATGGTGGAGGGAACGCGGGGTCAGATTCGTACAGGGTCGTCGTTGATGATCTCGTCGTCATACACGTAGCCCCCTTCGATCCGTTCCAGCAGCTGCTGGATGGAACTCAGGTCACGGGCGATGATCGCCTGCAGGATCAGCGTTGCCGCCGTCTTGTCGAGGATGTCTGACGATTCGTTGTACACGGTCTGCACCGTGCCGAACCTCTGGTTCCACAGCCACATCAGCCGTGAGTCCAGGTTCGTGCGGTGCTCGCCGGGAACCTCCCTGCGCCAGCGGCGGATCGGAACGATGTCACTCATGCTTCGATCGCCCCACCTGTCAGATCCTCGAACTCGATGACGGTCTTCTGCTTGGTGGCCGGGTGGCTGCCTGCCCTGCGCCGGCCAACCAGCCGCTTGAGAATGATGTCCCGTGCGATGTTCGCGTCCTTCATGGACCGCTTGTTCTGCTGGGTGGGGCTGTTGGCGATCTCGAACAGTGTGCGTGCCACCAGTTCATGCACGGGCAGGGCGATCAGATTGTCGTCCGGTGTCTCCGGGTTGTCGGCCACGTACTGCATGGCCTGCCTGATGCTGACATGTTTCATGCGGACCACACTCCTGACCAGTCTTCCTCGTACGACACCGAGGTGGTTTTCCTCCCCGCGTTGTCGAAGAACTTCCCGTTGAAGAAGTCCAGCTCCTTCACCGCCTGCACGACGTAGCGAAGAGCGTCCATCATGTGGCTGTACTTGTCGTGCATCGGCTGCTGGGTCCACATCTGCAGTTTGGAGTTGAACGCGTACTTGTAGTTCTCCAAACACTCCATCAACCACTGGCAGTTCGACTCGTGGATGATTGTGTTGTAAAGGGTCATGCGTGTCTGCTGAATGTCAGTGATCAGGGTGTAGTCGCCACTTCTTGATCCGGGGATTTTCCACACCTTGTTCGACTTGGCGAGCACCGCTACGTTCGGGAACCGCTGCCGCATCATGTCGGCCGGAGTGGTGTTCACCGCCTTCTCGTGGTGATCGCCGTCCCACGGCAGGATGATCATCGCAATCTTGTTGAAGTACGGCTTCACCTGCAGGTCGTCCACGTACTCGGGCAGCGCCTTGCCATGCCCCTCACCGCAGTCGAACAGGAACAGCCGCCCGTTGATCCACTGGAACGCGATCCAACTGGTGGCGTCCGAATGGAACCCGGAGGAGCCGATGTCGAACGCCACGTACACAGGGTGGCCTGGGTCCAGGTTGAAGTCGTAGACGCGCTTGTCCTGTACCAGTTTCATGTACGCCTCGCCGTACACAGCGGCCGCGTCCATCTCCTCGAACGAGCAGTAATACTCCTGCTCGAACATGCGGTCGTTCCCGAACCGCTTCAGGTAGGTGTCCCGGATCCTTTCCAGTTCACCCTCGGTCAGGACTTCTGGCAGCCCTTCCCGCTTCATGATCGTGTTCACGTCGTCGATCGTGTACGTGATGATGTGCGCCTCGGGGTTTCCCTTCACCGATTCCATCAACTGCCACAGCGGGTTGCGCCGCTTCCCTCGTGGCGTGGACACAACCATCAGCCGCTTGTCCTCAGCCCGGTTCTCGAGGATCGGCATCAGCCGGGGGATGGGATCCTCACGGGTGAACAGCGCCAGCTCCGTGATGGTGTAGTCCTGGAAGGCGGTGCCGACACCGGACTTGTCCTGGCCGGACTGGAAGTAGCCTTGCAGTTTCAGTCGGCTGTGATTGGTGAACCGGCCTTCCATGACGGTGGCCTTCCAGTCCACGGTTTCTGCCGGCACGTTGTCCTGCAGGCCACGGATGTATTCGCCGGACTCCGGGTCAATGTATGTCTTGTCCCAGAGGATGTCGCGGATCATAGGATTCGACAGGCTAATGTATACCCCGGTCGTCTTGGGTGTGCGCAGCCTGGCATGGCACTGCTCCATCGAGGCTGCGACGTCCTTCCCCGTCTGCCGGGGCAACACCGCAATCCCGTAACGGTGCTTCCTCCACATCCTGTGGAGTTCCTGCTGATAGGGCCGAGGCTTGTAGTAGACGGGGAAGGACGGCATGTCAGCAGGGCTTACGCTTGCTGCTGGTCTTCGGACGGGCTTTCGGCTTCGGCTTCGGCTTCGGCTTCATAGCCATGTTTCACCTCCTACTGGGTTGCGTTTTCGAACTGGAACGTGATCGTGTTGCTCAGGTTCCCGTGACCGTTGTCGACGTACAGAGAGAAGTCCTCTGCGACCTCGGGGCGGGGAACTGTGATCACGAGTTCAGTCTCGTCGGTGAAGACGGTGTCGATGTCGTTGGCGTTCCAGTTGGCCTTCGACTCCTCGGTGAAGCCGGTGCCGATGATCGTGATGTTGATCGTGCCACCGGCCTCATTGGCGTTCGCGGACGGCGGGATCGTCTCGGTGATCACCGGGTCGGGAGCGTCCACCACACCGGCACGGGACCGGTACTGGCTGACGGTGGACTCGAAGCTGCGGTGGTAGGAGCCTTCGGCGGCCAGCACCTCGGCAGCGTTCTGCGCAGAGGTCTCGGCAGGCGAAGACTGTGCAGGATTGCTGAACTGTGTGGCGTCGTGAGGTGTGGTCATTGTCGTGATCCCTTCAGATCTGCAGGTTTGGCAATCCTATTGTGCCGAACAACGCGGAGAAATCTTCTCTTTCGCTGCTGGCACCTGCTTTGGAGGGAATGCCGGCCTGGGGCGGATCAGCTGCAGGGGGGTTGACGCCCGCCCCAGGCGGCTTAGATGCCGAGGACTGGTTCGGCTCTTGCACATTACCAGGAGTTGCCATCTTTGCGCGTAACCCGTCGATGATGGGCTGCACCGGGATGCTGTAGCCTCTCAGCTTGCCGTCCTGCCGCACCTCGTACGGCTCGGCGATCTTGGCGAACTCGTCGGCCAGCTGCTTGTTGAACGTCCGGGTTCCTGGGATCAGGTCGGAGTTGTTCTTGAACAGGTCGATCGATGCGTGCAGCATCTGGATCTGGCCGGACGCGGTCTCCGCCAGTTTGCGGGTGCCGTCGTCCACCTCCTGGATCAGCAGTTCACGAACGGCCTCCTGCCATTCCTTCGCGTCCTGGCTGTCCTTCAGAGTCTCCATCCCTTCCTTGCCGATGGCGGGAACCTGGGTTCCTACCAGCAGCCGGGGGTGAGTCTCCAACGCCTGGAAGTAGTTCTCGTACTCGTTGCGTGTCGCGTCGAACGCCTGCTTGCGCAGTTGCGTGGTGATGGCGTCCTCGAGTTTGACACTCAGTTCCCCGAGTTTCGGAAGGTACTCGTCACTACTGGCCGTCCAGGTGGCGGGGAGATCTGCTGGCTGGCCGGCGGCTGCAGGCTGTTCAGCACCTCCTTCAGCAGTTCCTCCTGCAACTGCAGGTGCTTGTGCTGCTGGTGTGCTGCTGCTTTCTGCAGGTTGTCCAGGCGCGTCAGGGCTTCCGCCATCGGTGCCATTGCTTCCATCAGCAGCATCCGGTTTTGCAGGCGCATCTGCAGCAGGAGGCGTTGCTCCATCTCCCACCGCTGCTGTGCCTTCCTCTGGGACCAGCGCGTCCATGAGAGCGCCGAACGCAGCATCACCCATCGTTGGTAGATCCACTGCTTCACGGGTTTCCTCACTCATCGTTGGTCCAGTTCTGCTTCAACTCCTCGAGCTCGAGGAACAGCTGCTCCTGCAGTGCCTCGTTGAACTCGAAGTTGATCTGGTCGAGCAGGCTGGTCAGCCCTGTCTCCCCGAAGAACATCTTGTGGACCTCGATGATGGAGGCCAGTTCGACTGCTGCGCTGGGGCTGGTGCAGTCCCAGTCCAGTTCCCACGACAGGATCACCTTCTGCCAGGAGAACAGGATGTTGATGTAGTGAACGCTGTTGTGCTCGATGTCTTCCTCGGGCGAGGTGTAGTTGAAACACTCGTCGTCGGTGTCGACCTCGGCCTGCAGTGCTTCGGCGAGCTGGTCGATCTTGTCGTAGTACAGGTCGCGGTACTCCGGCATGTCCTGGTAGAACACCTGCCTGTGCGCCGAGGTGACGCGGGCTGCCCACTGCGGGTTGATCTTCTCCTTACGCACCTCCTTGGACGATGCGATGACCTCGGACCACACACGGATCAGCGGGTGGTATTCGGGCTGCTCGGCCTCAAGGATGTCTTCGACGGTGAGCTCGGCTTCTTGAGTGTTCTCGGTCACTTGATCTTCCCTGTCAGTTGAAGGTGGCGGTGCTCTGCTTGGATGCTGCGTACGACGGAACGGATGTCGTAGCACAGTTCGTTCTCGATGTAGATGCGCTTGCAGGTGTCGGGCACCAGGGCGCTGCCTCCGAAGTACGCCTGGACTTCAACGAAGTCGAAGCCTTCCCGTCCGTCGTAGCAGTGAATCTTGAACGGGAAGCGGGGGTCGGTGTAGATACCGACCTGGTAGGAGGGAAGCGTGATCTTCACCTCGGCTGGGCGTGACGTCTCGTTGCCGGCAACCTCGAAGGTTTCGACGTACTGCCCTTGCTGCACGGTCTCGGTGCGCACTCCGGTGTCCATGTATTTCAGGACACGCCGGCCACGGGGCTTCGGGTATGCGGGCTTGCGCACTTCCTCTTGGTGCCACTTGCGGCCTTTGTCGTCAATGCGGATGACCTCGTCGAGAGGTGTCGTGTTGAGGCGTTGACCGGGTAGTTCCTCCGGGTCGGGCTGAGAGGACATGACGACTGTCGTCTCTTCCAACTTGGGCTCCGGCGCTGGGGGGTTGGGATCTTCCAGCCCGAAGTACGACGCGGGGGGAGGATCTTCTGCGCTGGGCGCTGAGTCGTCGGCCGGCACTACGCCTTGCTCCTGCAGTGCGGCTTTGAGCTCATCGACGGTCCACTCACGGTAGTGCCTCGTGATAGGCACTCCTGTCTCCCGAAGTTGCTTGTAGAGGATGCCTTTGTACCGTGTGCTCAATGTCGCTCCTAGGTGGTCTTACGGCCCTTGCAGGGCACTCTAACACCTGGAAGCCCGGCAGTGTGCGCTTTGTCGTTCGAACGTATGTATGTAGACACCTGTAGACACCCATATTCTTACCTTTAATAAAAAATAAAAGAATAGAAAAGGGTGTCTACGGGTGTCTACATGTCCACACTGGGCACATATTCGAACTCATGTTCGCTGCCATTCCCTGTCCTGCACAGGCGTCGGAATGCCGCCGGTCGAATATGAAGTCGCACCATCCAGCGTGTCGCGGCCATACTCGAACGTCTCAACACTCCCATACTCGTAACCCACGTTGACCGTTGTCGGGGTGAAGCGATACTGCACGAACGTGATAGACCCCGAACTCGGCTTACCGTCCACACTGCCGGCGGAGAAATACCACTCCTTCAGATCCCTGCGCACCAGCAAGTGATCCTCGATGTCCCACCGCAGACCGTCATCCAGATCGACCGTGTAATCCTCGAACACCTTCTCGAGCTGCAACGTTTTACCGTGAACCGTTCGCCCACGGATCCCGTACCGCACAGAACCCTCGAAGTCGCCGAACATCACGGACACCTGCTGCAGATGCGCCCAGGCATCCCTGGCACGGTTGCTTCCCTGCGTGTTCATCTCGAAGAACCACGGGATGGGACGCTGGCGCACAGTCGAATCGAGAAGCGACAACGTGACGGGGTCACGCTCGAGCGCCACGTAATCGTCCTGACGGGCGTTGGGGTCGAAGTAGTACATGCCCTCTGGTCTGATCAACCCGATGTACACCATCGTTCCGTACTCGATGATGCGCAGATCGGAACCCTGAGTCAGCCATCGGGACCAGGACCCCTTCTCCCCGCCGGCAACGTCGTACACCCACACCTCGTTACCGAGACACCCGTCCTCCAACGCCGCACCGCGAGGGTTGTTCACCAGGAAGTACAGACGGTTGTCATGCTCAGCGGCGATGATGTTGTTCTTGAACTGCAACTCCTCCCACATGTTGGCGATGTCGTCGCTCAACGTCTTGTGGTTGATGTTGTAGTTCTGTGCCGTCGACTTCAACAGCGCACGGTCAATAGGACGGAACAAGGCGTTGTTGTGGACGATCACACCGAAAGGTGATGTCGTGCCTGGTGTGTTCGTCGTCTCCTCGAAACCCATCACAGACACAGCGGACGACTGGGTGTTCGCATCAGCCGGTGACATGTAGTAGCAGGATGACGTGCCGTCACTGCCAAGACACAGGATGGTGAGAGTGTCTACAGATTGGGGGTTCTGCCATAACTGTACGGACACCGGCAAATGCAAGTTGCCTGCCGACAAGGTCTTCGAACCTCCACCCTTGTGGGCGGAGAAGTTCGTGTAGTCACCTGGTCGGTTCGTCGTCCACTTGATCGTCGCGGCGGAACGTGGATCACCCACCACCACAACCCTGTCCCCGGCCACAATCCCGTTACGCGCCTTCGGGGGGTCGGAGTAGTTCACCCTGTTGGTGGCCGTGGGAAGCGGCTGCGAATCCACCGTGAACCGCCGCGACGGGGTGACGTTGATCCAGCCGCCCTTCAGATACGGCAGTGCCTGGTTGCTCAACCGTGCCACCTCGTCCGGGTAGATCTCCCTGCTGCCGGCCAAGGACGCCTCGACCGGAACCGGTTCCTGATCTGACCAGGAGAACGTGTACAGGTTCCACCTGATCGCACCCTCCGACAGTGCCTTGGTGTATGCGTCCTGCGGGATGTACGCCACCAGCTGGTCCGCGCACAGATCAGCCACCGAAGTCTCGGCACCCGTCGGCTCACCATTCGTGCCAGGCAACTTCCACAGCCAGTTCGACTGCGGCCGCTTCATCCGGACCTCGGTGATCTTCGACGGGGCAGACTCCCCGATCTCGTTCTCGAACGTGTAGAAGAAGCCCATCTTGTACTTGTTGACATCCGGCCCGCCAGTGGCGATCAGCGTGTCGGCAGACGGGGTCTGCGCTGGCGGGATCGCATCCAGATCGGTAGTGACGGTTTCGATGCTGGGCGACAGATGAGGCATCCCCGGGTTCTCCCAGGTGTACACCGTCTGTGTAGTGCTCACCGAGGAACCGTCGAAGTACGGTTTGAGTGTGGCGCTCGCCTCGATCATCCCGTCGTCCAGGACCACGACCTCGTACGGGGCAACAGCACGGATGGTCACCTGGATCGCGGCAGCGACGGTTGAAGCATTCGCAGCCTTCGTCGCGGACACCCGCTGCCAGTTCGTATCAGTGGTAGCAGTGCCGATAGCGGGGCTGGCAGGAGTGATCTGCCGGCCATCCCTGTCGTAGGCGAAACAGTCCAGGTTCACCGTTCTGGGAGATCCGGCCAGTGTTCGCACATGTATGCTGCCTGTGACGGCCTGCCCAGGTGTGACCGGGACACGGGTGCCGACAATCGTGATGTCCTGCGGGGGCCAGTACAGCGACGAGCAGGCGTTCGGCTTGGCGGGGTCCAACCAGTAGTAGTTGGCACCGGAGTTGCCGGAGAAGAAGTCTGTGCTCTCGTTGGCCCGGCACAGCATCACATGCTTGAACTTCGCCCACGACGCCCCCTTCTTCGTGGAATCGGCGCCAAGGTAGATCCGGGCCGACACAGCGTTGTTCGGTGCCACAATCCCTGGCGACTCCCATCGACCGTTCCGCTGATCGGAGGAGAACTTGATCGGGTCGCCGATCTCCGAACCGTTGTTCCGGTAGAACTGGATGCGCGCCCGCAGCAGAGCATCGGACGACAGGTCGAAGTCGAACGCCAACTTGTAGCGTTTGCCCTCCTCGATGCCCGCGCATTTCGCGCTGTGCGCCAGGAACACGTTCTTGCCCTTGGCGTCGTACACCTTCATCCAGTCGTTGTCCTTGTCCACGACCGGATCACCCTTGCCGCTGTGCCAGCCGGCTGTACCAGTGGCAGACACGTTGTGCAGAGGCGACATCGCATAGTTGGTGCGCAACGGGGCAGTCCACACCTCGAGCCCGTTCCGGTCAGCGGTGCGACCACGCAGACGGTTCACCTGCCAGAACGTCGTCGAACCCTTCGACCAGTTGGACAGCCCGGCTTCGAACGATGGGTTCAGCAATTCGTTGCGGCGCACCAGGTACGCAAGCTTGGAGATCCACTCGTCCTGCGGATGGACGACAACAGGCTTGTCCTCGTCACTCCAATCAGGCTTCGTGATCGTGTTCAGCGCCTTCGCCACCTTCTCGGTGCCGACAGAGAAAAACCGCATCTGCTCCCCCGCATCCGACAACACCAGGATCTTGTTGTCGATCTGCAGGTAGGTGACGTGCTTGGTGGCGGATGAGAAGTTCAGAGTCGTCACACCCTGCGGGATGTAGAACCCTGCTTCTGCCAGAGTGAGCACGGTCTTGTCGGGACGGCGCGTGTTCAGCACCCGGAATCCGACAGAGGAATCCGACTCCCGTACGGCGAACAGCATCACCTTCACGTCGCCATCCAGGTAGAACGGCTCCAACGATCCGACCAGCGGCAGGTCGAACGCCAGGCCGGGAAGTTGGTTCTGCACCGGGTCCACATCCGGGGTGTCCAGGTACGACATGTAGCGCAGCCCGGGGCGTACAGCGATACTGCCGTTGCGCTTGATCATGACGTTCTCCATGACACGACACGAAGTCGGGTCGGAGTTGCCGGGCGGATACGCAGTGGACCAGCCTGTGAACTCCCGCAGATACGCCTTCTGCAGCGGCCTGTCTACCGGTGCCGGCAGCGACTTCTTCTGAGCCATCAGGCCACCTTAGTAGTCGGAGTGTGGGTGCAGATGCCCGTCGGACAGCGGCACGTCTTCGAGAGATCCGTGGATCGGCAGCCGGAACTCGTTGAGGTACGGGGTGTCCGTGATGTTCGTGTCACGCTCGATGAGCTGATACATCAGATCCTTGTAGCCGGCTTCGAGTGTCTGCACCCGTGGCTGCATGATCGGATCGGTCTGCGCGTAGTACCAGGCTGCACGGGCGATGATCACATCGGGGAAATCGAAGTCGATCAACTGGTTGCGGATCGAGTCCGACACCTCCTCCCCAGTCTCCGGCAGCCGGAACATGCGCGGCTCCCGCATCACAGGGATGTGGATCTCCAACCCGTCCTCGGCCAGCAGGAAGTCACGGGAGAACACCAGTGTCTGCCGTGTGATGGAGCACCACAGGCCGTTCATGTTCTCGTACTTGTGCAGTGAGTCCCGTGGCAGGAAGTACGCCCAGCGCACTGTGGTGTCGTCCTTGCGCAGCAGCACGGCGTCATCACCGTTGATCCTGGGCCGGGCACTGCTGGGCAGCAGCAACGTCCGCTCACCCTCCTTGGCACGCCCGATCTCCAACGTGGACGAGTAGAAACCCCAGTCCCGTTCCAGGGCGTTGCCGCGCAGCGCACGGTTCAACTGTCGGGTGATCGTACGGTAGCGGTCCTGCTCCGGTTCGTACTCGAGGTCCAGACCTGTGAGCATGCTGAGAACTTCCAGCACAGCGTCGTCCAGGGTCAACTGCGTTTCGGTGTTCATCAGGCCCACTTCCTCAGCTTCGCGCCTTCAGCCTTCGGCCCCTGCTCCACAGCCAGGGCGGCGGCCAGGTTGCTGTTGCTCTGCGCACCAACCTTCTGCGCCTTGCCCTCGTAGTCCTGCACCCACTTGGGCACACGCTTCTGCTCGTACGATTCGTCCTGCAGTTCAGCCCAGGTGTTGAACGCCTTGCGGGATTGCTGGCGTCGCCGCTTGTCCGCCGGCACACCCTTCTGCTTCCGGGAGAAGTCCTTGCCTTCACCCTCGATGTCGTCCTTCTCGTCCTTCGCAGCAGCCAGACCTGCAGCAGTGGACAGGGACGTTGACTTCGACAGGCGCACCTTGTCCTTCTTGTCGCCCTTCTTCTTCCCGAGACGGGGCGGCTTCACCTTGTACTCGCGTGCGTTGGCATACGCGTCGGCCTGCGCCTGGCGCACCAGCCCGAGCTGGGTGTACGCATCCGACGAGGACTCCAAGTAGTCACGGGAGATCTGCTCACGCTCACCCTCACCGGAGATCCAGGCGTCAGCCAGTTTCATCTGGGTGTCGTTGTTCAGCGTGGAAATGCTCTGGTTGATGCTGGCGATCGTGTCCCAGTACGACTGGTTCGCTTCACGGGCGTTGGCGTTCTGGTTGCGTGCAGCCATCAGCATCGCCCGCATGGTGTCCGTTTCGCCGGCACCCTGGGTGAGCAGTTGTGACAGCGTCTCGGAACGCTCCCGCACCGCGTTCGACATTCCCGCTTCGAGCGTGCCAGAGGCGGCGATCTCGTTGTTCTCAGCGGCAGTGTCGTACTGCTTCGCCATGTCTTCAGCAGAGTCGACCAGCATGTCCATCTGCAGGGAGCGTGTGCGGATGATGTCCCGCATGTCCTGCTTGCGCCGGATCTTCATCTCGCCGATGGCGTTGGTCAGCGCCACCGCCTGAGGGTTGAGGTTCCTGGCCTGCTGCAGATACCTGCGCCCGGTGCGCCGGTCACGTTCAGCCTGCTTCTGATCAGCGCGCTTCTCAGCGGCAGAGATGTCGCTGTCGTCAGTGTCGTCCTTCTTGCCGAGGGACTTCTGTTTCTGCTTGCCGGACTTCACCGACCCTTTGACGTTCGGCGTGGTGCGTGCCATCTCATCCTCCCATTCCCAGGAACTTGAGGATTTCGTCCGGAGACCGCCGCTTCTTCTTACCGTCGTCACTCATCACTGCAGATTCACCAGGCTGGTACAACTTCTCGTTCTGCGCCCGCAGGTACAGCGCCTGGCCCAGCTCCCGCATGTCGGCATCGTCGAACTCGAGCTTTGTCAGCAGAGCCTCGATGTTCTTCTCATCCCAGTCGGGCTCGTTGTTGCGGACACCTTCGTACATCCGGTCGTAGAGGAAGTCCTTCGTCCAGATGACACTGTTGTTCTCGTCCCGCTCAGGCTCACGACCCTTGAATCCTGGCAACGCCCGGCCACCCTTGTTCTCTGCGGTGTTGTCACGTACCGCCGAGTTCAGGTTCCAATACTGGTCGGGCTTCTCGGCGAACGCTGTCTCCGCTCGGGTCCGTACGGCGTTGGCGGCAGTCATGTCGGCGTCGCCCTTGCGCTGTTCCTTGGCCGAGATCCCTTCCTTCAAGGACAGGAAGTCGTCGAGATCCTTACCGACCGCGTTGTAGTCGATCGACGCGAGCAGGTCCACCGTACGAGGGGCGACAGTCTCCGACTGGGTTCCACCAGGCCCGAACACGGATGCCACGTTCGCGTAGTAGCGGGCCTTCTGCACCTCGTTCATGCTGCCTTCACGGTCGAGGTCGTCCTCGCGGGAACGGACCAGCAACTTGTTGAGGTCGGCAACCCTGCGCTGGTCGTCGCTCAACTTGTTGTACTCGTCCCAGGTGAGCCGGCGTGCCTGCGCATTGTTCGCCAACCCTTCGTAGTTGGTGAGTTCCTGCGCGTCTTCACGTTGCGCGTTCGGCCCTGACAGACCTCGAGGCCGCATCAGGAACATGGCGCCACGCTCGTCCGGCTTCACCGGGGTGTCGTTCTTCTGCGCGTCCTTCCCGGCCTTCGCGCCTTCCTCCGCACCCTTCACCGCGCCAGGAGCGCCGACTGCGTTCTGCCCGGCCTCGGCCCCGGCAACAACACCAGGAGCCGTTATAGGGTTCTGCGTGATAGCAGGATTGTCTATCGAACCACTCGGGGCGTTTACCGCGGCCTGCGCTTGTAGTTCGGGAACGGACCAACCAGGCATCGGATTGTTCACTGTCGGAAGATCCAACACCTGAATTGGCAATTGTGCAGTCGGCTGTGTTCCTACAGGAAGGCCAGGATTCTGCCCGCCCATACTGAGCCATTGCGCAATGGCAGTGGCCTGTTGTGTGTAATCTGCGGGTTGAGCCGGTGCCGGCTGCGGCCCCATTGCGGGTGGCGGAGGAGGAGCCGCTTGTTCTGCTTGTTCCCTGTTCAACTGGTTGAGCAACCAGTTGCCCAAGCCATTTTGCACGACAGGTTGCTGCACAGGCTGCGCAACCTGAGCTGCACCTTGCAGAATGATCGGAGCAGGAGTCTGTGCAGGCGTCACAGGGGTTGGGTAGTAGTTTTGAATCGGCTGCACCATCTGCGGAAACGGAGGGTTCGCTTCCTGCGGTGCAGCCTTCTGCGGTGCGGGCTGCGTGAAATATCTGCTGAAGATGCCGGCCATGATGTACCTCCTAGAGCTTCATGATATAGACGAGGGCGTAGTACGGAGGCATGTTGCTGTGCGCCTGGCTCGCGTTGGCGGCTGTGTTCGGGTTCACGTTGTGACTGTGTGTGGCGTTGCCACTCAGTATCGAGTGCTTGTGATTTCCCAGGGCACTGTGAACGGTGTGGATGTGGCTGCCGTCCATTCCGATCACATCATGTCCGTTACCGCCCTTGGTGGCGTAGGCACCCAGTCCTGCGGTCACGTTCTGATCGGCCACCCACGGAAGCCACTTTCCACCGTGAGCGTGCGACCCGGAGTAGTCCATCCCGTGACTGTGCGCCAGGTTGGTGTCCGTCATGTCATGACTGTGCGCCGCGTCAGCAGAGGCCGTGGTATGCGTGTGCGCAGGCAGTCCGGACTGAGCGGCAGTCAATGTCACAGACTCCTGACCGCCAACACTGCCAGCAGTTTTCGTTGCCGACGCGCCAACGATGAACCTGTCACGCAAATCAGGCGTGCCGTTGGTGCCGTCGCACAGCGCCCAGCCCGACGGGATACCAACACCGTGATACGCCAGGATCGCGCCGGACGGAACGACACCGATCGCCGAAGGATCGATAGCACCCCAGGTGTTCTCCGCCGTGGTGCCCAACACTTTGCCGGCAGGCACGGTGCCACCAGGCGTGGTGATCTTCCCGCCGTCCAGCGCGATCAGCGAAGCCTTCACCCACAATGTGTGGTCGAAATGGCCCGGCTCACCTTCAACAGGATCCGCCGGCCACGGAGTGGGGAGCAGTGTCATCAGGTTCTCCTACACGTACCAGAGCCGGATCGTCCTGGTGGCGTTCGCACCCAGGTAGACCTTGTTGGTGGACGGGTTCAACAACAGTTGTGCGACAGCCGGTGTGGAACTGACGTCGATCATGGAGAACACGACAGCGCCCGCTTTCAGCCCTGCCGGTGTCGCCCAGCCCGTACCGTCGGCTGTCATCGTCACCTCGTGGTACAACGGCACGCGGGTGTCCACATAAGACTTGGTGACCAGATGGGTGTTGGCCGTTGCGGTGGATGCGGTGATCGGTGTGGACACGATCAGCCCGGTGGCGTCCACGCGCAGCTGCGACTCGGGCACACCGTTCTTCAGCACCAGTGGCCCGGTCATCGTGTCGCCGCTGTTCTTCACGCTGTCACGATCGAGTCGTTTCACGAACTCCTTGATCCACCGCGACCAGGCGAAGTGCCCCGGCTTACCCGCCACAGGATCGGCTGGTTCCTTCCCAGGAGTCCCGCCAGGATACGGGAACTCGGGTGCGCTGCTCGCGCCCATCGGCCTACTCCTCCTCTACGGCGGGAGGGGCGAGGTCGACCGACCATTGGTCTCTCCAACCGTTCTCCCAGGTTACCGGAAAACCCTCGTCCCAAATGTTCGTCCAAGGGTCGGGCCAGACACAGACCGTGCCGCAGTAGATGGCGGTCAACTGCTCACCGACCAGCGAACCGGCGGCGAACTCCGTTGAGAACTCGTCACTGAATTCGCCATCGTCCAGCTCCACAACAGCGGGGCCGTTGTATGCGCGAATCACTCCGACAAGATCCATGACTGATCTCCGCTACTTCGGATGCACCTTGATGTGCTTGTTGTTGCGGAAGAAGTGTTCGGCCTGCTCGTTCGACAGGATCCCGTTCTGTTTCGCGTAGCCCTTCTTCTTCTCCCACTTGGCTACAGCCTTGACGACAGCCTCGGTGTACTTGTCGCCAGGGCGGTCGGCGGATAGCGGGGCAGACACCTTCAGGAATCCGCGCTTGATCAGTGCCCGGCGCAGCAACTTCACACTGTTCGAGTCGTCCACGCCACGGCGCAGCTGCTTCACGTAGACGTGCTTCGTGCGGTCGAATTCGATGTCCTTGCCGCCGAGATCCTCGGACCAGCCAAGGTACTCGTAGCCCCAGGCACGCTTGAACCATTCGATCGGGACAGTGCCCATCTTGCCCGGGCCACCTGCATCGGTAGAACGCACCATGCCATCACCGACGTACAGAACGATGTGGCCGTGCTTGCCGCCCCGGTAGTACATCGGCGCACCGACCGGAGCCTTCTTGCCGTTGTGCGGCTTCTTCGCGTTCTGCCACTGTGACCAGGCCGACGGATACCAGTGATTCGTCGGATAGATCTCCTGGCATTCCCATAGACATTTGCCCACCTGGTTGTGGCTTTTCTGCTTGAACGCCTTCGCGGCTTCCTTGCCTGTCTTCACGAGTGCGCTCCTTCCACGAAGCCGGGGTTCTGTTCCTCGTCCGGCGGGGGAGGAACATCGGTGGACGGCTCGACGTAGCCGTACTCCTCTGCCGATTCCTCGACAGGCTCTTCATCGTTGAGGTCGTCCTCGACGACGAACTCGTCTTCGAACTCTGTTGGTTCGTCACTCATGTGTTGGCCCTCCTTCGAGTTCCGGGAGCCGGGGGTCGGCCACCGGGGTCACTTTGCCACGGGTGAAGATGACGACGGCGAAGGTTCCGGCCAGTGCCACGACACCCATCCAGGCTGCGGTCTGTTCGGCGGTGAGAGTCCACCAGCCCATCAGAACCACGGTGGTGAGAATCGCCTGCACCAGTACGACTGCTGCCCCGACGATCGCCAGGGGTTCACGCTGTGTCATGCGCTGTTCCTTCCTTCCGTAGGTCTCCTCTGTGGAGCCATATCTGTAAGTCTGCTGCATCTAATCGTCTTTTCGTCCGAAGCGGCCAGTAACTGCTCCCGCCAATGCACCGAACCCGGTGGCGGCCAGCGTGCCGAATGTGGCCTCGGCCGCAGTGTTGTCTGTTGACACAGCCAAACCCACCAGGCACAACATGGTGAGCAAGGCTACGTCGACAAGCATGGTGGTCGGATGTTCGTACTGTGCGGCCCTGACCAGGGCGAACGTCATGATCGCGGCGATACCGACGATGATGATGGCAGCAACAGCCAATGCCTGCGGAGTCTGCTCATCGGGGCTAACCAGCCCGATCAGATTCGTCATCATCGTCATGCCTCCTTTCGCGTTCGTCAAAGCGGTCATGCCCTTTCGGGAAGTAGTACGAGACGATCGAAACGATCGCCATTGCAACAGCGCCTGCAAGTATCGACAGCGCCTGGCCCAGGACGGGGTCGATGACAGCCACAGCTCCCCCTCACTTTCCCCAGTAAGGGAACTGGTCGGCTTTCTCCAAAATGTACGAACCCCCCGCAAGGACAGCCACGCTCATCGGCAGCAACCCTGCAGCGGGATGCCCCACTTCCAGAGCCACGCCTGCTGCTCGGGCTGTGAAGATCCCTGCCGTGAACAGTAGCGACCATTCGAAGATCTTTTGGCTCCTGCTGCACCAGGAGCACAACATGAGAGCAAGCGTGATTCCTGCGACAACTGCGAGCACTCTGTCGTAGCCGGCAGGTTTGGCGATGCCGACCCATCCGTTGATCGACACGGCTGACAGTGCCATCAGAATCCCGATAGCCATCGGCTTCACCGGCCTTCCCCATAGTCGCACCCTGGGGATCTCCGCAGGAGTGTTGCATTCCTTGTCTGTCATGGCGCGGACCCCCAATTCTTCACAAGGTCAGTTATCCCGTTCGCCATCCAGGCATGGCCGTCAGAAGTGAAGTGCGTCAGATCACTCGCCAACCATTGCGCGGTGTCGTTCGCCATCAGAGAGAACGTGTCCACCCACAGAACACCGTGCGTCTCCGCGATACTGCGTGCGATGTCGTGGTACTCGGTGTCCTCATGGTCGGAGTCGTACGTCTGGAACAGCACCAGCGTCGCGTCGACACGGGTCGCCAGCCACGACACCAGATAGTCCAGGTGGGTTTCGAAGTCGGTCAGCGACGTGACACCCGCCGTGTCGTTCGCCCCGACCTCCATCAGGATCAGGTCAGGCTGGTAGTCCTTCACACAGTTCAGGGAAGCCCACCACTGACCGTCGTCGTCTGCCCACGGAGAGCCCGTGTCCTTCCGCCAGTCAATGACCTTCGAGCCCGGTACGCCCCAGTTGGCAACCTCCACCGGGCCGTGCCCGCCGACGGCGAGGATGACCGCCCCGTCCCCGGCTGTCACATTGTTGATCGTCAGCGTGTGCGGGCCTGGGGCGGCGGTGATCGTGCGGGTGTACTTGCCGTTGTCGTTCTCCCCGCCCCACGTGGTCGCAGAACCACCGTCGATGGACACGTCGAAGGTGGACGTGCCGTAGGCCACGTATTCGACGGTGAACCCGTGGCAGTAGTCCGACTGGTAGGTGAACGATCCTGCGCCCGGCGAGGCGAGCAGGTTGCCGTTGTCGGCGATCATCGACGAGTATTCGACAATCCACCCCGACCCCAGCGTGATGTAGGGGCGCAGGTGTGTGATCTCGCAGGAGAACTTGTTCATCGGTTCGGGGCCGTACACGGGACGGAGGTCCGCCGGCATCGAGGAACGCAGGTTCTTCGTCAGCAGCAGCGGCCAGTTGTCCGACGCAGGATCGTCGGCACCCCACCCGTATGTGATGGATGTGCCCATGCACATGATGCGGGCTGACGGAGCTGCGCCTGTTGCTACGGCGTCGAGGGCGTTGCGCCAGTGCGCGAGGTTCTCGGATTGCGCCCCGTGCATGACCGGCTGCATGTCGTCGTAGATCACGTCGATGGACGACTGTGCCCTGGCAGGTGTCACGTAGCCTTTGTCGGGATCGCCCGGCTGCTTGTTGTACGGGGCTTTCGCGTTGTCCCTGCTCATGCTGCGCCTTCCTCCGCGATGGCCGCGCGTGTACGGTCAAGCATCTCTAATAGTCCTCGTCGGCCGGGTCGACCTCGGGCGCTACGGGCAGCAGCGACGGCGACACGGGGTCGCCCACGCCGGACGCAGCGACCGAGGTGAGCAGCGAGATGAGCGCGGCGACGGCCGAGGCCACCAGGGCTTCGCCCCAGGCGGCGACGTCGGTGAACACGAACCCGACCACCAGCATGGCGACCAGGGCCTGGGCGAAGGTGCGGACCGCGCGCTCGCCGGCGTCGACCCAGAATGCGGTGGTTCTCATGGTTCCTCCTAATGTACGAACAGTCGCTCGGCGACGATGAAACCGACGGTGAGGCAGGCGGCGGCGGCGGCGATGACGCCGGTCCAGTTGGCGCGCTGCGGTTCGTGGCGTTCGATCTCGTTGAGTTGCTGCTTGACCCGCGCCATTGCCGTTTCCAGTTCGCGGACGCGGGCCTCAAGGGCGATGACGGCGGACTGCATGGTGGTGGTGAGGTTGACCATCGTGTCGATCTTGCCTTCGACGCGGGCCAGCGCGACCCGCCACGTCTCGTTGGCGTCCTCGGTCACGGCCTACTCCTGCACCGGGGCGACGATGGCGGTGACCGCGTCGAGGATCTGCCGCGTCAGTGACGACGGCCTCGTCCTTGCCGGGGTTCGGCACGTCGGTGGCGACGGCGTACGAGTAGGCGTCGGCGATGGGGCCGTTGGCGACGATGCGCCACATGTGCAACTCGGCGAGCGCCGGCGGCTGCTCCGGCCCGTCGGTCTCCTGCGCGAAGCAGGCAGCGACGCGGGCCTTGAGGTGCGGGTCGGCGGCGGCGGCGGCGATGGCGTTGTACGACACGGTGTCTCCTTCGATGGGGGTCGGGGGTTAGGCGGCGGAACCGGGAAGCGACGACGGCCAAGCGTTCTGAGTGTCGTATGTGGCACTGATTGCGGACGCTCCTACTGACGCGCCAGCGCCGAAGAACTGAACGGCACCCGTGTTACTGATCAGGCCACGCCGGATGTCGTCACCGAAGCCTGCGTTCCACGGGGTCGTGAGTCCAGTAAAGGAACGGAACCCGGTCGGCAGTGTCAGCAGCGTGTTCCAGCCGCCCGACAGGACCGGAGTTGCGCCGTTGGAGCCGCCCGCGAACGACACCTGCCGATTCCCGCCGGACATTGCCACGACGCCGGACGTACGCCACGGGGCTGGTGTAGCCGGTGATGAGTGACGCGACATCACGCCACCCGGTGTCCGCTTCGGGCCCCGCCTGACCCACCCCGTGTTGCCGGTGCCGGTGGCCTTCACCCACCTGATCCAGCCTTTGACGTCGGTGGTGGCGTCGGTCTGCAACCACGTCGAGCCGGGGGCGGCGGTGACGGCACCTTCGGGGCTGCCGGTGCCGGACAGGTGGACCGCGCCGGAAGCGAAACCGTAGCCATTCGCGGCACCTGTCGGGAACGTGAACCGACCAGTCGTGGCCAGTTTCGCCGGGGTCACCGCGCCGTCGGCGATGTCCCCGGTGGCGATGGTGCCGTCGGCGATCTTCGCGGAAGTGACGGCGGAGTCCTGAATGGCGGCGGTGTCCACACCGTTGGCGCCGGCCGAGGGCAGCGTCAGGTTGAGGACGGGCGCCTCGGACGTGCCGGTCAGCGACGCCGCAGCGGCACCCGTGCCGACCGTGCCGATGCTCAGTGACGGGGTCGGTCCGATCACCCCCTGATCCCCTTGATCCCCCTTGTCGCCCTTGGCCCCGGTGTTCCCGGTGTCGCCCTTGTCGCCCTTGGCCCCGGTGTCACCCTTGTCGCCCTTGGCCCCGGTGTTCCCGGTGTCGCCCTTGTCGCCCTTGGCCCCGGTGTTCCCGGTGTCGCCCTTGTCGCCCTTGGCCCCGGTGTTCCCGGTGTCGCCCTTGTCGCCCTTGGCCCCTTGTGGCCCGGTCGGCCCTGTGTTTCCTGTATAACCTCTTGGTCCTGGCGGCCCGGCTGCGACAACTTCAATCTCAATACTCATCAGGACCCCACTCGTGTCACATCAGGATAGATAATCAACTTGCCGCTGGCCAAGGTTGTCACTGGATCACTGCCGTCCGCTTCGGCCAACTGCATGTCCCAATAACCCTCATACTTGCCTCTCCGTGCAAGGGTTTCACTGGCTTCTCCCGTGAGAACAATCACTGCACCTTCGACCGTCTCATAGACCTCAAACGAGGCGTCGAGTTTTGTAACTGAAGGGGAGCGCCGTACTTGTGCTGACCAACTTCTACCGGCGACAACTGCGGAGTCGATGGTCACATGCAGTGACAACGTGTCTCCTCCGTAGTGCTCGATGTCCACAACTGTCGGCCTGGTATCAATGTTGGGCATCGTTCACCTCACGCGACAATCAGGTACAGGACGTTGGGGTCTTTGACGGGAATCGCGTCGTACTCGGCCTGCGTCCCCTTCCAGAACGGGAACCCGACCGAGTTGAACCAGCCTTCCAACTGGGCAGCCTTGTCGGACGCGATCTGCGCTGACGCTGCGGCTGCCGCGACCTTCGCGTCCATCGACGCCTGGGCCGCTGCGATCTCAGCACGGAAATCCTCGAGGAGTTCCTTGACCAGCATGAACAGGCCATCGACCCGTTCGATCGTCACCTCGACAACATCGGTGCCGGCCAGATCGACAATGATGTCGGTGCCGGTGCTGATGTCGGTGAAAACGTTGTCGGTGTCGAGGTCCGAGTTGGCACCGACCTCCAACTGGCCCTTCAAGATGGGGATCGAGTAGCCGGACGGCGGAATCAGTGTGATGTCGTAGGCGTACGATCCGGCATCGAGCGCCAGGTCTTCCGCCTGGAACTCGAACTGTTGCATGTCCGGCTGGTCGAGCATCGGAACGGCGACCTTCGAGATCACCTCGGCCCCAGTGTGGTACGCGTTCTCTGTCGCCACGAACCGCAGCACACTGTCAGTCAGGTCGATCGGCGTATTGTCAGCACTCTTGAACCACACTCCGAACGCGTACGACTTGTTCGCTTCGACAGCGATGTTCGTTTCCCGACGCGGGGTGTTACCCAGTGCCATGTGAACCTGCCCTCCCGTTGGAGGCGGGTGCCGATCGACACCCGCCCCCAAACCGTTGAGTTACTTGCCGGGAGGCATTTCCTCTGCCGGGCCGGCAGGTGCGCCGCCACCTTCTGCTGGCGCCCCACCGCCCTCGGCAGGAGGCTGCTCCCCGCCACCACCGGCCGCACCCTCGAGTGCGTCGATCGCAGCACCAGCCAGTTCCTGAATCTGCTTGAGCAGTTCGATGAGCTGATCCATGTCCCGACCCTATCGCTGGTTGTGAGCGACGTCGCCGGCCGACTGCACCGGAAGCCCGGTGTCCAGGTTCGCCGTGGTGTTGTACGGCGAGTGGAACCACTCGGGAGTCGACTTGAGCGTCTCGGGACCGGACAGCGGGTAGGTCTCCGGGGAGACTCCGAGCTGCGAACGGGCCGCCGCGACCTGGGCCGCCACGAAGGTGAACGAGTCGTCCACGACCTGCAGGTTGTCCAGCGTGTCGGGGAGGAACAACGGAACCACACCTTCCGAAAGCTGGTCGATGACCCACACGTCGTACGAGAAGTCCTGCACGTACTCGGTGCCCTTGAATCGGGTGCCGCCGTCCTGCTCACGCTTCTCGCTGAAGTGCTCGTACGTCTGGATCGCGTTCTTGTACGCGGCCAGGGCGACGACCTGCTTGAGCGTGCGACCGGCGGTGGCACTCGACGCGACCGGGTCCACGACCAGGTTGGTGTCGACGTACACCTTGGGAAGGAACTCGGGGTGGATCTTCACGAGCTTCCAGGATCCCTTGAGGGTTCCGAGGTAGCCGGAAGCCTGGGCCCCGGAGATGTCGCCATCCTTGTAGAGCTTGAACGCCGACTCGGTTCCGGCACCCTTCTCGATGAGCGCGTTGATGAAGACGAGCTCGAGGGCGCTGGTGATGAGCAGGAACCGCTCGTTGTTGCCGAAGTTGCTGTCGAACCAGTTGTCGCTGAACAGAAGCGTCAGCGCGTCGAGGGTCGACATCGGGTCGGCGTCATCGAGGTACATGCCCTTGATGGTGGCGAAGGACGGCTGGATCTGGTTGTCGCTGTCCTCGCCCGGCTCCGCGATCCACCGGTAGTCGGCTGCGTTTCCGGTGCAGGCGATGAGGTGGGCGTTGGAGGTTGCCGGGGCCGGGGTCTCGGTGGAGAGCCGGGGGATCAGCTTTCCGGTCATGTGGCCCTGGACTGCGGCGAGCAGGCAATACTTGTCGTGGTCGCGCAGCACGGTGGTCTGCATCTTGCGGCCGGTGTACTCCTGCACGATGTTCTTGATCGGGCTGTAGCGCAGCTGCTCGTCGAACACGGTGAAGCCGAAGGAACGGTGGCGGCTCATGGAGTAGGTGCGCCACTCGATCGGCGGGATGCCGTTCTTCCACTCTGCGGTGTACTCGCTACCGGAGTAGTGGTCGGCACCGATCCGGCTGATGTCGGCGTCGACGATGTAGTCGTCCACGCGGATGTCGGGAACGCGGATGCTACGTGCGTTCGGGTTCGGCTTGATCTCCGACCCGGTGAACATGCCCGCTACCGGGCTGGTGATTCGAAGGTACGTGGCCAGAGCGACCTGATAGTCGGTCAGGCTGTCCTTCTGGACTGGTGCGACCATGTCGCATTCTCCTTTGTGTCGTGCCTGAGGTTCAGGCGCTGGCGGGTATCACGTTAGAGGGTTGTTGCGGCTCTTGCGAATATCCCCCTTCTATTTCTGGTGTTGTAGACGCAGAAGGCTTAATATCCATACCTAGTTTCTGCATAATGAGTTCCTGGGATTCGCGCATCATGCTCATCTGCTCCTGCAACATGGTGAGCGCGGCCTCAGTGAGAGCCATCATCTCCTCGTTGCCGGTGGTGTTGGCGAGCATGTTCTCCTCCATCACGGCGATACGACGGTCACGTTCGTCCACAGCCTCTACATCGCCGTTGAACGCCAGGCCGATGTCCTTGGCAGAGGTGGATCCGGACAGTTCGATCTGCTTACCGATGATGTACTGCATGGCCTTGGCCGCCTGCTGCAGCATCTGCTGATCCTGTGCGGCTGCCAGAGCCGGCATCGCCTGGGACAGCGGGATGAACAGTTCGTTGAGGATGCGCAGCTGCTTCTCGTCCTCCATCTCGACAAGGGATCCGGGGACAGTGCGCACCCAGTATTCGACCGCCAACTGGGAGAAGTCGACCTCGATCGTGCCATCTTCCTGTACAAGTTCTGTCGGCAGTCCGGCCCTCAGCAACTTCACCCGGGCTTCCGCTGTCGGCTGCACCTTCTTGACCGCGCTCAACTCCTGGAAGTACACGGTCAGCGCGTACGAGCAGTAGTGGGAGAAGAACGATTCGATGGCCTTCTGGTAGTTGTTGGTCGTGATGTCGACCATCGCCTGCTGCGCCTCGACACCCTGCGGTGTGGCCGACATGCCTCCGCCGGCCTGGGTCGCCATCTGCTGATCGGCTGATCCGATCAGGTTCACCATGCTGCCGAGGTTCTGCTGGCTGATCTGCCCGTACTGCATCAGCGTCTGCGTGTTCACCTCGAACGCTTCGACACGAGCGTTCGGGTTGGAGATCTCGGTGTACTTGCCGGGGCTCAGGTTCGGCAGAGCGTTGACCGCGCCGTAACCGAGGATGCTCGGGTTGATGTTGCGATACCAGAGCTTCATGGCACCGTTCAGCATCAGGTCCTGGAAGTCCTGCCGGCCGATCAGCAGTTCCACCTGTGACTTGCCGAGCGGCTGCTGGCTGTCCTTCTCCAACACCAGGAAGTGAACCGGGTGCAGTTTCATCGGGTGCTTGTTCTTCTCGATGCGCAGCAGATGACCGGTGCTCGGGGAGAACGTGAGGAACGGTTCACCGCTCGAGGAGTACCAGGTGACGATCTCGTAGCCCTCGGGGATCACGCCACGTTTCTTCGTCTGGTAATCGACGGAGTCCTTGGATCGTCCGTACGGCGCCGACACCAGCAACGACTTGAGCGCGTGGGGATCCCAGCCAACGGCCTTCTCCCGGATCAGGGCGATGACCTCTGCCCGTGTCAGGTAGCGACGGACGAACACGTTCTCCGCCTGGCGCACATCCCTGGCACCCGGGTCGGGGAACACATCCCGGTAGTGGATGGCGTCGTACTTCATGTACCAGCCGCCGGCTGCGTCCTGCAGCAGAGTGGGGATCACAACGTCGAAGCCGAGGGTGAGGGCGGTCTTCGCCGATGCGAACAGGTTCTGCTGCATGTCGTTGCTGTACTCGTCCGACCCGATGATCTTCGTGGTCAGGATGTACCGGGAGAAAATCCCTTGCATCGAGTCGTCGTCGTACTTCGACAGCACCTCGACGTTAGGCGTGTTCTGCACCAGGTTGCGTGCGATACGCCGGATCAGTCCTGCCGTCTCACCGGACGAGATGTTGGGGAGGTCGGGCTTGGGGCTGATCACCATCCCGTCGGCCAACTTCTCCAACTTGTCGTAGTTGTGGACACGCTGGTCCATCTCCGACTTGTAACGCCAGTAGGAGTTCTGCAACGACTGCGCGTAATCGCTGACATCTCTGACATCGAGACTGTCGTCACGCGAGTCAATCTTGTACTCGTCGTACCAGTCTTCAAAGGTGGTGACCGAAACCTCACCCGGATCTATTGCCACTGCTTCAGCCTTCCTCGCTCAGATGAGACACGTTCTCGCCGGACATCTGCTCGACGAACAATCGGGTTGTCGAAGTTCGGCGCGTACGCACCGTCCATCTGTGGACCGTACCCGGCGCGGATGGCACGGAGGATCTTGTCCGTGAACATCGGCGTGCCGTAGTCGCTGTAGCCACCACCACCGCCGTAACCGCCACCGCCGTAACCGCCGTAGCTGCGCCGGTAGCCGCCGCCGCTCCAACCCCAGTTACCGGTCGTCGCCTTCTTCGGGTCTTTCGACTTCTCCAACACGCTGTCATCCGGTTCCAACTGGGAGTGGATGAGAGCAGGCACGATCGCCTTGCCGCCCGTGTTGGTCTGCGTGATGTAGTTGACGACGTTGCCACGCGTGTCGTAGCCGAGACCGTCCGGCAGTTTCGCCATGCTGTGCGGAACCGGTACACCGATCGCTCCGAGCATGTTGGCCCTGGTGAACGGTGTCGCCCACATCTTGCCGTCAGGTCCGACAGCGTATGTGACGTTCAACTGGGTGTACTCGGTGTACGGCTTGTACGGCAGCGAGTTGGAGAACACCAACTGACGCAGGCCGATCTGGCCTGTCGACTGGTCACCGAACCACAGCCGGCGCTTCCGGTATTCCGCCGATTCGGGAGACATCCCCATGTCGATGCTTTCCTGAACGATCTCGTCCAGGAGTTCCTTCGCAACCTGCTGGCGCATCTCCATCGGGAAGTGGGCACCCTGCAGAGCCGGAGCATCAAAGGTGATCGCTCCTGCAAGCAGCGAACGGAACACGCCCTTCGTACCGTCGGCAGCAATGATCTCTCCGACCGCTGGGTCCCAGATCGTAAGCGGGGCTTCCTTCGCTTCGCGGTAGCGTTCCGCTGCCATCTTGTCGATCTGCGGCTGACTCCACCGGATGTTCGCCTTCTCGTACTGGTACTTCAGAGCCCGGCCGATCTCATCCTTCGTGAAGGCATCCTGCCCACCTTCGCCGTAGAACGCTGCGTACACCAGCGCCTGCAGTTCTTCTTCCTCGCCAAGTGCAACGGGAACCAGTTCCTTCTTCGGGACCATCTGGTCACGGAAGAAGAACCCTTGTCCCGGCAGCAGGTTGAGGAAAGCAGCGGCCGTGAAGTTGCTCTCCGTGTACTGATGGAGCAGACCGTCCTTACCGGAACGCTTCGCGTAGGTGAGCCGGTTCTCCACTCCAACCGGGTCGCCGTTCTCATCGAGGATCGGCTCGCCGCTGACAGGATCGACAAACGGTTCGGACTGTGTGGCCTGCATCGCCTTCGTCTGAACCGGGAACCCTGTGCCCTCCTCCTTCACCAGTTCCCCGGTCTTCGTGGTCTCGGGCATCTTGAACGGGTTACGGTCGACAGGATCGCTGGCGATATACCAGGTGTTGACCATCTGGTTCTCGAACAACGCCTTCTCGTAGATGCCGACGAAGTTCATCAGCATCCAGGCCGCGCGAGAAGTGACCTCGTTGGATTCGACACCGAGCTGCTGCAGCTCGTTGATGTCGTTGAGGATCAGTCCCGCTGTGTAGTCGGCATCACGCCACACGCCCAGCAGGGAGTTCGGGATCACCGATGCAGCATCCAGGAATCCCTGGCGGATGTTGCTGAACTCACCCGTGCTGAATGCGCGCACAATGCCCATCAGTGGTGAAGTGAACTGGCGCAGGATCCAGTGGGGGATGACTGGGGTGCGAATCTCGCCGCCCATGTCCCGGCCCAACAACGTCTCGAACACACCGCCGAGAACAGGGATCTCGTCCAGCCAGATCGCGTCGGCGTACTCGAATCCGTTCTCCGCTTCACGCGGGTCGTACAGCGGAGGGATGCGCAGGTACTTGTCACGCAGCCGGCGCTTACGCTCCTCCTCATCTTCGCCACCCAGACCGAGAACCTGTGCCCCGTACATCGCGGCAAGAGCGAAGCCTGTCTGTGACACCGCCCCGCGCAGGATCGTCCGCTCCATGTCCAGCGTCTCGAGGACATCCGTGTAGTCCCGGTACTCGGGAGGAGTCGTGTCGAGGTTCTTCCACGACCGGTACCGGTTCTTGATGTACGAGCCGGCGGTCTGCCTGTTGTGCAGAGCCATCGCCGCCATCGAGTCCAAAGACCCAAGGCCGGTCAAAGTGAGGAACGCGTTGGCCTGGAACCTGGTGAACATCAACGGGATCTTCAGCAGCAGGCCGGCTCCGACCTTTGCCGCATCCGGAGAGTTGAACAGTTTGTCGACCGGACGCATGATCGTGTCGCCGAGCAGAGTTCCACGAGTGGCTCGCACCTGCCCGACAGCATTCGCACCCATCGAGTGCGGTGACACTTCGTTCTTCGGGAACTGCCGCATCAGCCACAGCGAGTCAGTTTCGAACATCTGCATCAACACATCGAAGTCGATGTAATTGTTGGTGGAGTCCAGGTATTCGATGGCGGTCTGGATGTAGCGTCGCGCTGCCGCAGGCTTCCGCATGCCGAACGTGGGGTCGTTGATGATCGTCGCAACTCTGGTGGCGGACTTCTCCCAGAATGCGCCCCAACTCCACTTCTTACCCTTGTGCTCAATCGGCTGCCCGTTCTCGTCGAGCTCGCCCACAGGAGTCATCAGGCTGGCCTGGTAGTTGGTTTCGCCCATCAACTGGCCGCGCCACTTGGGGTCGCCACCCACACTCTCGGCAGCCAGCCTCAACCGCCGCTGCTGATCCCGGTTGTACTTCGGCTTCGGTCCTTCCTTGCCGGCCAACCCAGCAACCCAGTTGAACAGCGAATTGCTCCACCCGCCATTCGTGCCTGTCAGAGCATCGGTGGTCCGCTCCAACATGTTGCGGAATCCGATCTCGATCGGTGCGCCGACCCACAGCCCGAAGTTGAACAGTCGGTTCACGATCGAGATGTGAGCGAGGCTGTGCAGGAAGATGTGGTTCGCGTTCAACGATTCCTTGAACTCGAGCCCGTCCTTGGCGTAGTCACGCCACACACCGCGCTTCTGCCGGTGGATGCCGTTACGTTCCAGCCACTTCGCGCGCATCGCAGCTCGGTACACCACCGTAGAAGCGGGTGTGGAGTCGGCTGCCCAGCCCTGGTAGATGTTCGAGGAATGCCCGGAGATCTGCTTCCATGTGGCCTGCATCGTCTCCAACAGCGGCGGGTTGTGCGCCAGCGCAGCCACACCGGAGTCGATGGAGATGAACAGTTCATTCGTGTCAGGGTCAGCCAGTTTTGCGTTCACCATGTTCTTCATGGTCAGCGGCTGTGTCACGAACGACGGGTCGGTGTTCTGGTACGTGTGGAAGAACCCGGCGATCTCGGATGCGAACATGCCGTGGATCTCACGGTCGGACTCCTGCACCTGCGCCATCAGCACAGTGACCCATTCGCTCCAATCGTCACTGGTGAGACGCACGCGGTTCTTCTTGTCGAACCCTCTCAACGGCGTCCACGGCTTGTTCCGGCCCGTCGCCTTGTTAGCCTGGTACACCTTGTACCAGAAGCCGTGGTGCTCGATCGGAACATCGCCACCGTGCAGAGGATGCAGCCCTTCCTGAAGGTTGGCGAGGATCTGTTCGGTGGCCTGCACGTAGGACTGGTATGTCAGCGAGTCGATCTCGTCACTGCCTCGCTTCGGAGCGGGAGCGCCGACAAACTGGCGCACCAGGTAGTCGACCTCGCGCAGATCCTTCGGTGACAGGTTGAGGATTTTGAGGATGTCACTGGCGCGGCCATTGTCCGGCCACTCCTGACTCCTGCGATCCGCACCGACGATGTAGCCGCCCATCTTCTCGTCAGCCTCGAGCCACATCGCATGTTCCAGTGGCATCAGGTACTTGGCCGGGAAGAAGTGCTCGTTGACGGGCGGGGCCACTCTGGTCAAGAAGTCGTAGAACAGTGTTGCGTCGTCGAACGATTCGTACTCGGTTTCTCCGTAGAACCTGTCGGACAGGTCAGGAACAATCTTGCCATCGGCGTCCCGTCGTGACGACTTCAAGGTGGAGAAGATCCCTTGACCGGATGCGGTGCGTGCCAAGTGCAGCGAACCGTCCCGAGGTCCGGGGACGCTGAATGCCAGGTTGATGGAGTTCTCGTCCGCCGGCAGCGGGGTTTCCAACTGCAGGTAGCCCTGGTCGACTTCGTACACGACCCGGCCGTCACCGAGCTCCCGCCGCATCACCGCGTGGAACTTGAACCCGTGGTCGAACCAGCCAACCTTGCGAACAGAATTGTCATTCTCATCGACAAAAGTCGGCAACATGTTGTTGGCCCGGTCGATCAGTTTCTGCCGGAGTTCGTGGTATTGCAGGCTCTGGAACGCTGAGGTGAACACATCAGGCATGTAGCCGACAACAGCATCAGATGTGAGCGGATCTTTTGTTGTGAGCAGTCCCGGTGTGGAGATCAACTGCTCCGGCCTCATCCCTGAGATCGACAGCGTGATCAGGAAGATCTGCATCAGCCTGACGTCGTCAGGAACTTTCACATTCGACTCGGGGTCATTCGGCATCAAACCGTCGGGGAACACATCTACCCAAGATGAGCCAAGTGCCTCTCGGCCTTCGGCGTTCATCCTGTTGATTTCTTCCACCGCCAGTCGAGGATCGGACAGCAGCTTGATCGCATCCTCACCGGTCAGATCATTGTTCAGGTTCGCCCAGTTGTTCAGAGCGAGTAGCATCCTGTCGCGCTTCTGCTCCGGGGTCATCGTGACGGTGGAATCCTGGAACATGATGCGCACCAGGTCATTGGTGAAGTCCACACCTGTGAGCGCCCACAGGTTGCGGAACTTCGAGATTCGGCCACGGCCAGCAGCCTTGGACACTGTGTCCGGCCCGCCGATACGGGAGCCGATCGCAGTGCCGTTGTCAGACAGGTCACCGGCGAACGTCAGACCATCAGGCATCGCAGTGGACTGCGTCTTCAGACCGTGCGACACCATCTTCTGCGCCCAGTCCAGGTCATGCTCGCCCTTGAGCAGAATCCCGTCCTTCGCGCTTTCGTCCACCTCGAGGATCCGGAACGGCGGGAAATGCGTCAGCGTGTTGTCCGGCTTGTTCGGGCCTACTGCCAGTCGTGGCCCACCCGGACCGCCGAGCGGCTCCGCCCACTGATCCGCGATGTTCAACTTGTCCATGTTGCGGGGCAGTTCGTACCCGACACGGTTGATGATGAACTCGCCGCGAGGGGACACGGCCAGGTACAGGTCGCCGGTCATCACCTGTGATCCGACAGCCAGCGGAAGATTGCCGGCGGCCAGCGTGTCGATGAAGATCTTCAGAGCATCCTTCGGAGAGCGGATACCCGGAGTGAATGTTCCATTCGGATACTGCGTGTAGATCGGCGTGCCCTGCTTCGGTGCGCCGAGCCGGCGAAGCAGCTCCTTCTCGCCGGGCCTTTCCACCGCTCCGGTGTCAGGGTTCTTCACCTCGCTACGGGCGTACTCCACCAGTTGCGAGGCGAACTCGGTGAACTTGTCGCCCTGCTCCGTCACGTACAACTTCGGCAGCGCGAACGCGAGCACGTTGTCCTTCGACATCGCCAGCGTGTAGTGGGTCGGGATCAGCCGCATTGCGATCCTGCGGAACACCTGAGAGAACCTGTCCGTGATCTCCCGAACATTCTCGTTCAGGCCAGCGTTGCCGTCCGGTATGAACGCGACGCCCAGGTTCTTCGTGGAGTCCTCGTCCAACGCGGTCGCATCCGAGTCGTACGACTCACGGGTGCGGTCGATCCTTCTGTCATCGAACACCGGCTCGAAGAAGTGGCCGGCGGTTCCGTTGCCACGCTGGTAACGGATCGGAGCAGGCCCGTTAGTCAGATGATCAGAGACGATACGGCGGAGTTCAGTGTTCGGCGCGGACGAACTGATCATCAACTTCACGCCGAGCTTTGCGAACTCGTCCACCACCTGGATCGCCTGATCCGCGGCCTTCTTCTGATCCATGCCGTTGTACGCAAGGATCGACTGCAGGTCGATGACAGCCGTGTCACCGTAGGCCACCGAGTCGGCGGTGAGGCCGTCGATCTCCTCGATGCCGAGCCGGCCGATGAAACCCTGCGCGTAGTCATTGGCGTCCAGGTCGATGCGGAACTCCCACACAGAACTGCGCGCATCCATGCCTTCCTTCAGCGCGGCGTACAGACGGGCAGACCGGCGCAACTCCATCACATCGGACACGCCCATCTGGTCGTAGCCCGGAACGCCCATCCTTGCGAGGATCCCGCCGAGTGCCGCAGGATCGTAGCGCAGCATGGTGTATGCCTTCTCCAACGGGAGAACCGAACGGTCCGGGGCACTGCGCACCCAGGCGTCATCGCGCTTCCGTTTGATCTCGTTGGCCCGGCGGGCAGCCGCATCCAGGTCGAGTTCGCGGTAACTGCGCACCGTGTCGGCTGTACCGCCGAACGGGTTGGATGCGGGCAGCGGGCGGAACTGCGCGATCGGGGCCTGCTTCAGTTCAGCGGTCTCGCCCAAACGCGACAACCCGATCTTTTCCAGATGCTTCTGGCTCAGGTCCGGCATGCGCGGAAGATCCTGGACGTCCCGTGTGGGGCGCTGCGAATCGTACTTGTCGTACCCGGAGCCACCGTAGATCCGGTCGGCCACACTCTGCTCGAGTGCCACAAGCTTCGGAGGTTCGCTGGGATCGTCCAGGCCGACAAGGTTGGCGGTGCCGGCGATCTCACGCTGGATGTAATCCTGCGACCACCACACCTCTTTCTGCCCGGTGTCAGGGTTTCGCCCCACCACAACGTGGTGCATCTTGATGTACTGGTACAGCGCCGGCAGATCGTCGAACGTCACTTCGGAAGTGGGGAACGCCCGGGTGAGAACATGCCACGCCTTGTTCATCATCACCTGGAAGACAGTTCCTTCTTCCAGACTCTGCAGCTTTTCGTAGTTGGTGTTGCGGTACGGGGCTGCCACTTCTCCGTTCTTCGACAGCACGTTCAACGGACCCTGCTGCAGCAGTTTGCTCTCGCCGCCGGTCCCGAAGATCATCGAGGCGATCAGCGAAGTCTCGTTGCGGCCCACGGCGTCACGCCCGCGCCCGTCGAAGAACCTGTTGTTCGCCCACTGTGGCGTGTTGAACGGCTGCTTGCGGGTGTCCACCGCCACGATCCGCAGACTCGACGCACCTGGGAACTTCTCACGCAACGCATCGACTCGCTTACCGAGTTCCAGCATGTTGAGGATCTGCAACCCGGACGTCTTCGTCTCGGCGTTCGTGGTGTCCACATCGGTCACGGACGGCATCAGGTCGATGACCGTGCCGTCAGGTGCGACGAACGCAACCTCTCTGACGAAGTGGTTGTGTAGCAGCACGTAGTCCTCGACGGCGAACATCTGCAGTGCCGGCACGACCGGTTCGGCCAGCGAGTATTCGAAGGCCGTCATGAACTCTTCACCGGGAACCTCGAACGTGATGTCGCTGGTGACACCGTTGATCGGGCCGAAGATCTTCGGGTAGTTCCCGCCCTTCGGGATCTCCACTGAGGATCGGGCCTGCCGCATCGCCAGGTCCATCTTCAACATGTTCACCACGACTGACGGGTTCCAGTCGCCCAACACCTTGTCACTCAGGATGGTGTTCGACAGGCGTGCTGCGATCTCCGCCTGTGTGGTCGGGATCGACATGGCCTCGTAGAACCCGGACGTCTTGCCGGTCCGCGACGTCAGCAGATCCATCGCGGCGTGGGTCTTCATGCTGAACAGTTCGTCCAGCAGGAACGACCAGGACGCATCGTGCATCCGTTGGAAGTCCGCAACAGTCTTCGACGTGGCCCACAATGCTTTCGTGTCGGACGAGGACCGGCCCGCACGTTCGCTCATCATCGTGAGCGTGGCCCACAGGGAGAGCTGATCCCATTCGGCCACCTCAAGATCCCAGGTGTCGATCGCTTCGACACCGCCCTGCGGGTCGTATGCACGATCCAGCAACTTCTCGAGCAGTGCGGCCCACGACACCTTGTCCTCACCCATCGCCCGTTTCATGGCGACAGACTCCTTGATGTCCTCGAACTTGTTGATCCTGCCGCCTTCAAGCAGGTACGAGACGATTCCGATCTTCTTCAGGTGATCGCTGCTCTTGTCACCTTCTGTGTGCTGCAACTTGAACATTCGTTGCGCGGACTCCCAGTCACGCCACGCCACAGTGTCCTCGACCAGGTTCAGGTTGCCGGAGCCGCGGAACTCCGACAGTTTCCATTCGGCCTGCTCCCAGGCCAACTGCGCGGCAGCGATCTCCGTTTCCGAACCCCACACAGTCGTGTCGAGATAGACGTTCTTCGCAGCCGCAGCATCCTCGTTCAGCATGTCAAGGGTGGCAATACCGATTGCCCGCTGGACCAGCTCCCGGCTTGCAGCATCCGTCTCAGATTCCAGCAGCCTGTCCATGAACTTCGTCTCGCCCATGCGTTCCTGCATGATGGCGAACAGCATGCTCTTCGTCTCGTCCAACTGAGACGCATCCAACTGGCCGATCATCTTCAGGGCATCACCCATCTGCACGATCAGCGCGCGGCGCAGCTGCTCCCGCTGATACGGGGTACGACCTGTACCGGATGTGGTCTGGTACGCCTCGAGGATGTCGTTGATCATCCGCATGATCGGGTAGTACCCGTCCATGACATCCTTGGCGTTCTTCGCGTCGAGCGCAGCCCTGGCACGCTGGCCCTCGATGAACGCGATCAGACGCATCGACTGCTTGTACTTGTCGTCGTTGTTCACGTTGAACAGCGACACGTTGGTGGCTGCCTCCTGCAGCATGAACCCGAGATCGGGAACCTCGCCTCGCTTCTTCGGCATGAACTGCGAGTCGGTGTACGCCTGCACCACGTTGAAGTCGTTGATGTCCCGCATGATCGGGAACAGCACGGCCACAGCGAACTGCTGTGTCGCCACGTCGGACAACGCTTCCAGTGCGCCCTCACGGGTGGACAGGTCGAGAACGAACTGTGAACCGTCCTTCAGCATGATGCGGATCGGACCATCAACCAACGCGGTGGGCGACTGCGCCACCGAATCCCAACTGTGGGCGTGCAGCGAGTTGAACTCGAGCACCATCGCGGTGCCGAACCCGATCGTGTCCACGGTGGCACGCGCCTCGGCGATACCAACGATCCGCTCGTCCGACTTGCCCTTGTCGTGCAGCCGGAGCAGCATCTGGTCGAACGCTTCCATGATCTGCTCACGGATACGCGGGCCCACCAGATCACCGAAGATCTTGGCATGCTCGATCGTCTTGTCCAGGTTCACCAGGTGCTGGTGCGCCTCATCGCTGTACCTCGACGACAGCGGAGGATTGTCCTGCTTCTCCAGCGCGTTCTGCGCTTTCATCATCTGCGTGATGGAAGTGAACTCAGTCGCCATGTCACGGCTGTACCGCAGGTTCTCTGCGTGACGCTGCATCGTGGTGGCGAAGTTGTCCAGCCGCTCCCGGTACACCGTGTCCGACGTCCCCGTCGAATACAGGTCGGACGGCATCAACTCGTACTCTTGAACGCTGTCGTTGAACGGCAGCAGGTCGGCCCGGCCGAACAGCCACACCGCTTCAGAGTTGATCTCGTCGAACATCTCCTCCAACGACTGCGCGCCTAGCACCGTCTTCATGAACCGGCGGTACTCGTGCCCCCCGTCCTTACGCTGGCTCAGGTAGTACATCGTCTCCAAGAACCGGGACTTGATCTGCGACGGGTGAACCCTGCCGACGATGTCCTCCAACCGGACATCCTCGATCTTCGGTTCCTTCCACATCCCGGTGGCTTCGTTGTACTCCGGGATCTCCGACAGCGACAGCGGGGTTTCCTGCAGAGCCGCCCACTCAGCCAACTTGTTGTAGACGTAGAACTGTGCGACGGCCCGTTCCAGGTCGTCGTCCATCAGAACGTCTTCCATGAACTTCGCGGCAGTCGCATGCCCGTCCTTCAACTGGAACACGAACTCCATCGACGCGTCCGGCACCAGCTCGGCGATCGTCTCCGCGAGGTCCGGGTAGGCGGCCAGCATGTGACGGAACACGTAGCGCCGGCCGGGCGCCGCATTCTCCGCCTTCGCAAGCGCCGTGATCTCCTGGGTGTGCAGCCGGAACCAGGTGTCCAACGCCTCGTGCAACTGGCGCAGACCACCGGTCATCTTGTCGGCGCTCTGCTTGCCCTGGCTCTTGCGTTGCGCGCGCGCCGCGCTCTGCGCGGTCTGCACCGTGTCCACCAGAATCGTGTACGCGTTGATCTGCGGCTGGCCGTCATCCTCATCCGCATTGGTGATCTCCACGTTCGTCTGCGTGGCGATCTGCTCAATCGTGTACACCGGGATGATCGGATCAGACTTGTCAGCAGTGTTCAGGTATGCCGGCACCCGGGTCTTGTACCGACCCCACTCACGCCGTGCGGCCTTCTGCGACATCGACAGCAGCAGTTTCACGTACTGCCGCATCGTCAGATCCTGCCCGAAGTACGCACCCTCGACCCCGCCAAGCAACTCCTGGGCGTTGATGTCACCGAGAACTTCCACCATCGCTTCAGCGGCAGTCGTGGACCTCGGCCCCTGCGGCTCGGTGAACGCACGCAACTTCTTCAGCTGCTTGCTCAGCGCACTGTCATCCTCCCCATCCCGGTTGATGTTCTCCTCGATCTGGATGCTGCGACGCAGAAGCAACTGCAGCAGCGAGATCGGGCCGTCGCCCATCGTGATCTCTTGCCCGATGACGTCCGGGTTCCCACGGAAGTCACCGGCCTCCATGCTGGCGATCAGCAGATACAGCCGCTTCGCCGACAGCGGGGTCGGGTGGGTGGACGCGAACTCGCGTGCGATCTGATCCAGCCAGTTGATCACTCGGGACTTCACACGGCCCTTGGCGTCGTTGGCGTCCAGATCGGATTCCGTCTGCCCTGAGCCGAGCAGCGCGTACAACTCGCCGACCGCCATCTCAGGTGACGTCTCGCCACGGTTCATCGTCTCCGTGCGTTTCGCCACACCCCAGTCGATACTGGCCTGCCGCAACGGCTGGTAGTGCAGGAACTGGGAGGCACGCGGTTCCGGGCCGGCACCGAACCCTGCGATCGTCTGACCGATATTCGCCGCCATCAGCCGTGACCTGGTCTTCAGCTTCAGGACGTTTTCCTTCTCGGTCTGCTTCACACCAGGATCGACAGGATCACCCTGCGCATACTTGTGCATCCCCAACGTGACCCGGATGTTCTCCCACTCCGAGGTGATCATCACCCACAACTGCATGATCTCCGGAACAGCCGTGGCATCCGACATGGCGAACAGACCTTCACCGTTCAGATCCCACATCTTCTGCGCCAGATGCACCCGGGCATCCGTCACACCGCCCTTGGCCATCTTGATGAACTCGTCGATAGCCTCCTCGAACGCGATCGCCTGCCGGGCCAGCGGCTTCGGGCCACGACCATCAGCCCCACCCCGTACGTACCGTTCCAGCAGCCGGTCCTTCAACCGGGCCAGACCGTCATTGACAACATCGGTGTGGCTGTCCAGTTTCAGATCGGACGACACCATGTCGATGAACGCTTCCTCGCTGGACGGCAGGTCGATGTTCACCTCCCACTGCCGATCCCCCGCCTCATCCTTGAGCAGCTTGCCGTCCTCATCCACCAGCTCCGTGGCGCGCACACCCTTGTACTGCATGTACTGCAGGCCGCGCCGCAGATTCGCCCGCATCTCCGGCGGGATGTACATGTCGAACTGCTGCACCTCGGTGTCGCCGTCGTGGTCGCCACCAAGCGCCTTCAGTACCGCCTGATGCACACCGACACTCCGGTGTGAGTTCTTGCGCGTCATCACCAGCGACACCTGCGGCAGCTGCACGTTGAACGACCCCATGTCCTGCAACGGGTGACGCGGCAGCAGCAACTCGATCATCGACTTGACCGCTTCGGAGTCCAGCACACCCTGGTCGTCTCGCAGCACATCCCCGCGCTTGGCATACAGGTTCTTCAACAACTCGTTGAAGTCGTTGATCGCCGTCTTCTGATCCTCGATGTCGGTCATGTTCGCAAAGTCCTGGAACGCCCCCACCAGCAGACCGTTCGTCTTCGCATCCGGGTCACCCAGCAGCACCCGCACAGCCCGCATCTGCTGTTGCAGATCCTCCACGAACCGTGAGTACCTTGCCAGGTTGCGCTGCGCAGTGTCCAACTCGGACTCGACAGACCGGCGGTCCTCCTCAGACAGTCCCGGCTCGTTCAACGCAGCAGTGGCAGCAGTGACCTTCGCCTCCCACTGCGTCACCTCCTCCTGCTTGTCCTTCAACTGGGTCTGCACCGCACGGCCCTTGTTCGCCAAAGACGTCATCGCCTGCGAGAACGACACCGTCGACGTGTTCGGCCCATGCCTCAAACCGCTGATCTCCGGGTCGTCACCAGGCTCCACACCCGGCACCCATGTGAAGTTGGTCTGCTGCCCCATCAGCATCAACGCATCCCCGCCGAGCTGGTTCGCGCGTCGCAACCGATCCTCATCAGCACGAACACCCAACACCCGGATACCGGCCTGAGCGATCGGGGAATCCGTCTGCCCCCGCTGCATCAACTCGACAGTCGCCTCACGCTGCCGGCTCCACTCGGCATCCTCCTCCGGGGTGCGCACATCCAGCATCTCCAGCGCACGCTTCGACATCCCGGCCTTCTCGGACGCCCACTCCTCATCGGTCAACGTCCGGCCGACCTTCGACTCGAACGAACGCCTGCGCTGCACATCCAACTGCTGATCCCGGCTGGGCCTGGTGTTCAACTGCCCCATGCCCATACCCAGCCCGCCGGCAGCACCGTACGCCGCAGCCTCCATCGCCGTACGGAAATCGCCGTTCCGCCCGTACGACCACTCATCCAGATACGCCTGGGTGAACTCCTCCACACCTTCCGCGTACGCATTCGTCAACGCGGTCTTCCACTGGCTGCCACCAGTCAACTCGTACGCCGCCCGGTAGAAGTGATCCGGCGTGATCTCCGTGCCATCCCGCTTCGCCAACTGCCGGGCACGGAAACCCACCGGAACCTTCCGGGCCAGCTCACTGGGAACCAGCGACTCCAACGTCCACTTCTTCCCCGTCGCCGTCACCACACCCGTATCAGGATCCAACGCCTTCTGATACCGGGTGGCCCCCACCACCTCGTCATCCAACTTGCCGATCTGCGCCGCCGGCTTCGTCCCCTTACCGAGAAACGACACCTCGCCCAGTCCGGCAGCCTGGCGGGCATTCTTCGCAGCCCGCGACATCAACCCCGGAACAGCAGTCTGCAACGCGTCGATCCCGATACTGCCGTACGCCGACCCGCGTTCCTTCCAATCCTCGTACTCGTGCCAGCCGCCCGTCACCTCATCGAAGTTCTGATCCGTCAGCACATCACCCATGACACGGCCGGCAACACCGGCACCCATCACACCCGTGTACAGGTACCTGCCCACAGGGGACCCGAACTGGCCCACACCATCCGAGACCGCGGCCGCCAGGTCCAGCAACTTCCAGTTCAACCCGGCCTTCTGATTGCCCTCCGCATCCCGGGCATTCCAGTCGATCGTCCCATCACCGACCGAATCGTTCGCCTTCTCCTGCAACCCATGCACGAAGTTCTGCGCCGGAGAGATGAACTTCATCCCCAACGCGCTGGCCTCCTCCAACGTGTGACCCCAACCCAGGATCTCCTGCACACCGTCGAAGTGTTCCTCCACCTGCTGCTGCCGGGTCACAACCCGCGCCGCAAGATCCGTCAACTGATCCTGGTTCGCATTCGCCGCATCCCACCCGGCAACACCACCGAGAACACCACCCGCGATACCACCGACAAGACCGGTGACAATCGAACCCGGGCCAGTCCACGAACCCAACACCGCACCGGCAGTGAACCCCGTACCGAACCCGCCGGCAATACCGCCCAGCGTCGACAACCCCTTGATCAGATTGTCGCCGAAACCCTCCTGGATCCCCTCCGCATTCTCATCAACCTGCTCCTCATACGCATCAACCTGCGGGGAGAACTTCGCACCCTGCGACCACTCAGCCGCAACCTTGCGCACATCCTCCGCATACCCGACCTGGTCCCGGCGCTTGAACAACTCCTTGTTCTTCGACCCCGACTGGTACAAACTGCCCAACAGCCACGACGCCTGCTCCTCCCCCAACGACTCGTAGACGTTCTGCCCCTCCTGCAGCTGGCCGTCCACGAACACATCGCCAACCTTGAACTTCCCGTTCGGGTCATCCCACAGCGCGATCCCCGTCTCCAACTTGTTCGGATCCTGGAACTGCTGGTAGTACACCGAGTTCGTCCCGGCCTCCGCCGCCTTGCGCCGATACTCCTCATCCTGGGCGAAGAACTTCTGGTAGAACGGCGTATCCCACCCATTCTCCACACCCAACGTGTTCTGCCCCGTGTACCAGTTCTTCGCCATCTGAGACGCGTTCTGCGGGAGCCACGGCTGATCCGATGTGTTCCCCTGCTGGAACTGATCAACCGCATACGTGTAGCGTTCGCCGGCCTGCTTCATCCCCGCCGGGGCAGCAGGGTTCTCCGCCATCTTGTCGAACGTACTGTCACTCGTGCCCCACTTGGCCATCGCGCGAATCCGAATCTCTCGTCAGCGGTCAACAGCCACTGTAGCCGACACAACCGTCACACGAGGAACACCGCGAACAGCCCGTCAACACACCTCACACCCAGGAACAAACACACACCGCCGAGACAATTCACAGCAGGAAAACCCCTCAGTCCCCCAGCTCCTGGGAAAACCACATGAAACCAACCACAGTCACAAGCATTACGTAGTCCTCCACAACAGTTACCGGGGAATCCCCTGGGGAAAGTTGTGTCAGTCGAAACTTTTGTGGGAGGTTCGAAATAAAAAATAGAAACAAAAGAAACACATTATACCCCCCCTTACCTATTATGTATAGGGTATATATATACCAAATTCCGGGTGTTTGTTGGTTCTCTTTTTGCTGTTGATTCAATTCTTC